CTTGCTACGATTGTAAGTCCTGAGAAGTTAACTGCACCTTCATTTTTGTTATTATAGATACCAGGTTGTGACCATGTATCTAATGTTGTGGTTTGGTACCAGTTTGAAGGTCTTGTTGAAAAGGCTCTGCTATCTACGTAAGTAAGTGGGGATGACCCACCTATCGCACTATTTTTTGCAATATTAAAGTCATTATAATCATATCCAACACCTTCATCCCAATATTGTGGATTACCTGTATTACCTGAAGTTTGAGGGATTCTGAAAAGAATTAAATCAAATGAAGTTGCTCTTCTTCTTTCATTTGACATAAATGAATTAAGTAACTCATTATCAAATGAAGATGTGTTTGTCATCTTTAATGTGTGTGTCATTGCTGAAGTACATCCTGTTGAGATAACTCCTGTTGCAATGTCTTGTCTAAGTAACACTAAATCTAAATCAAAGATATACCTTGTGTATCCGTAGTTTGGAACTACGTAGTCCGAAGCACCAAAATTCAACTCAACAACAGGGTTTCTTGCCGTGTTTACATATGAATTTGATGTAATGGTATTATTTTTATCTATATACGACCTTAAAATTGACATCTATCTTTTTCAATAAATATCAATTAAGTCTGATATTTCCGTTAAGAATCTTATTAACGGCATTTTGTAGTTCTGAAGTAAGTGATTCTACTTTAACACCACTCTCAGTTACAGGGACTGGAGCTAATCCTGGATAAGCGTGAGTATGTGTAATTAAGAATTGAACAATTAAATTAATCAATTCCATTAACTCTTCTCCCCTTACCATACTTGATGTCTTTGGTACAATCTCATCCCCATATTGTTCAGGTGTTATTCCGTATAATGTATTATCAAAATTTATTGGGCCACCTTTTCCAGGTATTGCAGAATTGTGAGATAATAAGAATACTTTGTCAGCACCTAATGTACCGTATGTTGCTTGTTGTGTGATAAATCTTGATTGAGCGGCGGTTTTTTTAACATATGCTCCAACAATCCCAACATTATTTTTTGTATAAATTAAACCATATCCACCTTTAATTCCTGGACTTATTTTTATTCCTTTGTAAATCTTTGAAAGGTTATTGATAATTGTTGTACTTGTTTGTCCTGAAGGAGTACTTGGATTTATTTTAGCATAAGTTTCATTTGTTGGTCTATAAAATATAGGGAACTTTGTATTGTCTTGGTTATCAGGGAAAAGTTGATATCCGTTATAAAAATTAGTTTTGTTACACGCTTTAATGAAATCATTAATTTGGTTAATAATGTCTAAAGTATTACCCTTAATTTCTTGTTTAAAAACAATCGTTTTAAGATTTGAAGCAACAGTACTACCAATAGTTAAATTTTTAGAATTAGTTGATGGGTCGGCTTTTAATTGGTATAGGTATACATCTCCTGTAAAGTTATCTTTAGTATTTTCAGGATTAACTATAACCCATTCAATCAAATATTTTACCAATACAACCTCTTCATTAAACTCAAAATATGTTTTCGGTGGTAATACTTCTTTTGTTGTTTGAAATCTTGATAATTGTAAAAAGGCTCTCTTTGGATTTGCAACAGGTAAAATGTTTGGTTGTAAATTTTCTTCTTTAAATTTACCTGCTCTTAATAAAACGTCATCTTGTTTAACAACTAAGTCTGCACTACCTCTACCTAAAATGGCATTATCACCAGGTTGTGGGAATACACCCTCATGTATTGATTTATCTTTATAAGTCCCATCTTGGTTTTTTAAAGGGTTTGGATTCACAATTTGAACACCATTACCACTCCATTTGTTACCACCATAATAATATTCTTTGTTAGTTGCAGTTGGAGATGAAAACGCCGCGGCTTGTATATAGAATTGATTCTGAAATCTAAAGTCTTTATTCAAATACATTACTTGAATTAATTCATCAGTTTTTGGTACTTGATATATAAAATATGGTAATAATGGTGTGAATACTAACGGGTCTCTGGCTGTCCATATATCTTTTTCGGCATTCCATGGTGGGTCCGTAACACTTCTTAATATATCATCAAGATTGTCAATTAACCTAATTGCACGTATTCTACCAAGCATCATTGGGTCTTGAATATTTAAAACTTGTGCCTGAAATAATATTGAGTTATCGTCTACCTTAGCCATTTCTTTCTTGATATATTTTTAAAATGTTGTTATATAATTCTTCTAATTTATCTAAATAAATTGTTTGCTTTATAATATTATCTTTTGTGATTTCAAAATCAGTTGATAATAAGTCCATAAAATTTGATAACGTCGCGCTTGGCAAATTTTTTAAATTGGACTGTTCGTTAATAATATTTTCAAAATCTTCTTTTATCATACTGGAACTCCATAAACTTTAACCATACCCGTTACACCAACACCAAAGGCTTCAATTTTTTCATTCTTTTTTTCTTTACCAATGCCGTCTTGGGTAATTTTATTATATAACAACATTAAATTAGGAGACCCATCAGGTAAAGTCCCTGTAGGAACCCCAATCTTTTGAAGACCTTCAATCACATTAATAAAGGCTCTCTCAGGAGAATACCCTGGTAAAAAATCTGAAAAGGCAAGTAGTGATAACGGAATATCTTTTTTCAAAATACCCAGTGTTTTACCAGCGCTTTCAACTAAAGTTAATATTGCTAAAATATCTTGTAGTAAAGGTTTGCATTTTCTGTAATCATTTTTAAGTAACTGAGTTACTCCATATGCTACAGCTATTAGCGCTAAAATTTTTTGATATTTTCTAATGGCTTTGTTTGTTTCAATATCTTTAACAATTTCTCCAATTAAAAGTATTAAATCTTTTTTTAATATTTGAAATAACGTTTCTAAAAAGATAACATTAATTTTAGTAATCATTTCAATTGAAAATGTTCTCCATTTTTGTAAGAAATCTTTACCGTCAGTAATAATATTATTTGTTTGTGATAATATTGTATTTCCTGAATTAAATATTGAGTTTCCTGAACTAATTAATGTGTTTGCGCTTGTTACCGCTTGATTATATGTGTATGTTGCACCTGATTGTATTACGTATAATAATGAAAATACTGGTAATAAATTTTTTGGGGTTAATACACCAGCAGCAACCGCTAAAGAAATTTTCTTTATAATATTTTTATCAATTGATATATTCGCATTAAAACTTGAAGGGAGTTTTGGTTTCCATTCAGGATTTTGAGAAATTGAATCTACTATAGTTTCTATAGTCTTAACTTTTTCTTCGTTTGTTTTACCACTTAATTTATCTCTAAAAAGAATAAGTTGGTCAACAAGGGATTCTGAATCAACGGGAACTTTTACATTATTACAGTCTTCAAATTCCATAACCCCGTTTTGAATATTAGAAATATTTTGGTCAATATTTCTTAAATCAATTTCATTTAATTCAAAAAAAGTATCGTCAACTCCATCAAGTTCTGCTACTTTGGCAATACCGCTAACATCAATTTCAGTACGGTCATCAAAACATAATCCTAATATTCTTTGAAGAACTAATGAAAACTTTGATTGATTTTGAAGTTCTCCAATACCAATTTTTGCATTAATATTCATTGCCCCTGAAATTATATTTACTATTTGGGCACCAATATCAACAGGGTCTATAAGATTTATTGTACTATAATAATCACTAATAAACTCACCAACCTTATTATTTAAACTTGCACTGTTATTATTTAACCTATCAATTAATATAACTCTAAAATAATCACCAGTTACTCCATATCCATTTGTTTTTGTATATTGGACATCAAACAAATTTTGACCTGATTTACCTTTATAGTTTGTACCCAAAATTTGAGATAAAGACCTTCCATTTTCATTCGTTAATTGATATAACTGTTTATTCATTGGAAAATTAACGTCTCCACCAAAAGGCTTGAAAATTGTATCTGCAGATGGTTCTGGTTTTTCATAATATACTTTACCAAAATTTGTTGTTGGAGATTGTTTTAAATTAGAAAAAAAATCAACAGATTGAACGGGGATATATATTGAACCATCGTTTGGTCCTTGTGGTATTAAAGGTAATGGTTGTAATTGTAGACTTTGTGGGTTAACACCTTTATAACTTTGTTCTTGTGAACAACCTAAAGCTTTCATAGACTGTTCCTTAAGAATATTAACCATTTCAGGTTCAATCTTTACTGCCGCCTCTAAAATTTTTTTTCTTAAATACTTTATAGTATTGTCACCATTTCCTCTTGTTTGAGACAAAAAATCTAACAACTTATCCATAGAGGTTGGAGGTTCTCTTTGGTATCTTTTTTGTAAATCTTTAATTTTATCTAACTGAGAAGTTATTTGTGACGCGGCTGAAGATGTTGAATTTGCGACAGATTTTTTTAAAGTTTTTTCTTGCTTTAAAGTATCTACAGCGGTTTTTACTGCAGTAATCTTTGAAGATATATCTAGTCCTAAGGAATTTAAATCTGGTGCTGCTTGCATATCTTATCTCATTTTATAAGTTTGCTCGTCATTAGAAACATCTTTTTCTATAAGATTTTGAATTAAGTCATCATCTAAATCGGCAAGAGAAAATGATTCAGTATTATTGTTTGATTTTTCCCAAATTCCTGATTGAAGTTTTGAAAGACTAATTTTCTTTTCAACACATTCGTTAACAATTTTTTGTTGTTTTTCAATTACAGGTCCAATAGTTGTCATGTCCTCTGGGTCTTTTAACATAGACAACATTTTATTTTGAATTCTTATTGCAGTTTGTCTTTGCTCTACAAGTTCATTATAAATTTCTTGCATGAGAGATAAAATAGAATCTTTAGTAAAATTAATTTCTTTTCTTTGTGGTCTTGGCATACCTATAAATAGTTTTAATTAGTTTTTCATTTTATGTTGAATAACTAAATAAAGTTTTTTGAATCTTTTTATTGAACTTCTTATCTCTTTTGTACTAAGATTAGTCATTTCTCTTAATGAAAGTAGTATGACATTTTTATTAAATTTGTTATTATCTGCACCTGAAAATATAGTTTCGTAATTGTCAAATAAATCAATTAATGCATAACCTAACTTTTTTTCATTATCATTCAATGATTCTGTTTCAATAAAATCTTTAAGTTCTTTAAGGTATTGAGTAATTATGACATCAGTTTCTACAATATCGTCATCTATACGATAAATCATGTCAGGTCTTTCTTCAATACTTGAAGAAATATCCTCATATGAAATTTTACGATTTGTTTCTTTTTGGTCTTTAATGATTTGACCCATTAAATAATTTTTACAAATCGTTCCAAAATATGAATACGCTTTTTTGTTTTTGTCTGGTTTGAATTTATCAACCTTAGTCATCAAAAAAGAATGTGTGTCAGTATGAATTTCAATAAAATCCATATCTTTACGATACAATTTGTAACGTCTTATAATTGATGAAATCATCTTATCAAGAGGAGCTCTTAAGAATTCATTATATATTTTGTTTTTTTCGTATGAAGTTTCAGCAATTAAAAATTTTCTAACTGCGGTTTCTTCTCTTACGTCAAAATAATTTTCTTTGACTGCCTTTCTACCTCTTTTTTTGGATGAAACATCTTCTGTTTGTGCAGATAGAGTTTCTTGCATTTATGCATTTTCTGATTGATATTTTATGACTCTATCGTCAGTAAAAAAATATTCTTTCTTTGCAGTTTGAATCCAAAACTTAACTTCATCATCAAGCATTTTGTTTTCTCCATTCTTATATGTCCAAAATATTGAACCTTCTCTCATGTTAATATGTTTATACCCTAACTTAGGTATTGTCATAATTGATACAGAATTGTAAGATAGTCTTAATAAGAATTCGTAAACAAATGTTAATTTTATTGATGGTTTAAATCCACCAAAGTCTTCAAATACAGATTTTTTAATCACAGAACCAGCAGTTTGGAAATTTTGATAATCTTGTAAAGTTTCGTTAGTTAAGAACCCCATTTCTTGTGTGAAGTTTGCTGCAAAAGTTGCTTCATTAGTGAAACCAGCAAACATTCCTTTATCATCAACTTCAACAACTACAGGTAAAAACATTTGAACATCAGGATATGATTCTGAATATTGTTTTACATTTTTAAACCAAATTGATGAATATTCGTCATCAAATTCTAACAATGAAACCCAAGTACCTTTTGCTTGTTCAACACCATAGTTTATTTGTGATGCGTAGTTAGGTTCTTTATCCCACAATACTTTAGTAACATTTATATTTCCAAAGTCGTAGTCCTCTAAAACTTGTATTAACGATTCTTCTTGAGTGTGAACAATTACTAGTTCTTCAAAATCAACTTTTTGTTCTTTTAAAGAATTAATTGCTTTTCCAAAAAGTTCATCAAAGTCTTTTGCTTTTGCTGATTTGATTGGCAGTATAACTGATAATGATATTTTATTTTCCATATTATTCTTCTGTTTTAATGATTTGTTCTTCAAATGAATCCGCTCTGTTAATTAAAAACTTTTTAAATAAAGTTGTCACAGAAGTTTCAAATTCTTGTTTATCTGAGTATTTGTCTGCAGTTTTTTTCATTTCTTCATACATTTCAGGTTTAATATTATCCTCTAACCAATTTTGAATAAAATCAGCAATTACGTCTGCAAATAAAGTTTTGTCCGTAATCCATATACCATTATCCTCAGTCATCCATTCTGTAGGTAAATTTGGAACCTTTCCAATTACAGGTACATTAGATTTCATAGACTCCAATGGGAATGTACCAAATCCACTTTCATCGTCAATCCATACACTTACAAAACAATCTCTTAACGAGTTAGCAAACTCAACTTCTGTAAGTCCTCTTAAATCTCTAAATGTGAACCATCTATATTGAGGGAATTTTAAATAAAATGTTTTGATAATATTAATTGCATCACTTTGTTCTTTAGTGTGAACAGCAACAATTGGCATCGGAGGTTGTGATTTAGGGTAGAAATTTTCTGAAACATAAGGTTTGATAATATCAAAAGTTGATTGTCTCATTACTCTTTCAATATATTCCTTTTGATTGTTTGTTGTTGTTAAACATTTAAAGAAACCATATTGAGCCCAGTTTTGACCTGGTTGTAAAGTTTCAACAATGTAGGCGTAAGATTGAGCCAAAACAACTTTAGCACAAGGTAATTGTTTAACTTGTTCCATCATGAAACCAAAAATTTCAGGAACAATTAAAAAATCTTCTGGAGATATTTCTAAATTTTGACCTTCAATAACTCTATGAGGAATATTCATATATTCTTCACCAAGCCATTTTGCAACACCTGCATAGTCGTTTTTTTCATGTAAGATGATTGGATTGAATCCTGCATCTTTTAGTGTTTTTGCCACTTGATATATAAATCTAACCGAAGCTTTTGCATTTCCTTTTGTGTCTTGTGTTAGGAAATAAATTCTTGCTTGTTTGTCTTTTAATACCTCAATGGATTTAAGTACTTTTTCTTTTAATGTATTTTCCATATTAATAATGATTGATAAGGTTTTTATTTAATAAACTGTTAAATGCGATTTTGAAAGGGATACTTGTTTTTGTAGATGATTTTATACCTAAACTTTCATCAACATCGTCGTGTTCAGATAATACAGTTTCTAACATCATTTTAACCATTTCTAATTTTATGATATTAATTCTCATTTCTGTTGTACCACTAGTTGGTTCTACAGATAGTTCATCAGTCATATCAAGATACTCTTCAATGGCATCTAAATCTACATAATAATTTTCTCCTAAAACATTAAGCATATATTTGTTCTATTTTTGTTTTGAGTTCTTTCATACTTGATATTTCATTCTCAACTTTAATGTTGGAGTTATAATCAGTATTAAATTTTATTACTCGTTTATTTGTTGGGTGATTTAATAATAGATTAGGATTCGCTGTAAGTAAAATGTCTATTGAATCCCATAACGAATTAATTGTAACTTCACTATAAAATTTAATGTTTTCAACTAAGCAACCAAACTTAGCCAAAAAGAATAGAGATGCTGGTTTTGATTTTCCAATTTCATCAGAAACAATGATAATATCATGAGAATCTCTCATATCAAAATAAAAATCATTTAGCTCACTCATTCCGTTGTATTCAACAGAACCAGCGTGACCAAAAATTTCCATCGTGTGCTCTTTGTATAAAAAATTATAAACCTCATCTTCATCTTTAAATGATAAGTGTTTAGTTAATTCTAAAGAAGTAACGTCTGATATTACTTTTCTTTCAATGCTAGGGTCGTCTTGAATTAATTTAAGTTCCTTTAAATTTTCATTAAGGTACCATTTCTCATACTCTTGCTGAACTTTTTTTAAAGTGTCTCTTAAAACCCCATTTATTTCTATTCCTATTTTCATTCTTCATATCTTTTTAATATGTCCGAAATCAATGGATTTCTAACAATATCTTCGGGATTAAATTCAAAGACACCAATGTCCTTCATATTTTGGAATTTTTTTAATGCATCCCATAATCCTGTCTGTGTTTTATCTTTATGTCTATCAAATTGTTCCAAATCACCTGATATGAAAAATTTTGAATTGAACCCAATTCTTGTTAATAAAAGTTTCATTTGACTTGGAGTTGAGTTTTGAGCCTCTTCAAAAATAAGAATTGAATTATCTATATTCATTCCTCTCATATACGCCAAGGCAAAAACTTCAATAGCCTCAACATCTTTTAACCTCTCCCTTGATTCTTTACCAATTATCTTATTTAAAAGATAATATGATGGAAATATGTAAGGGTCTAATTTTTCTTCAACACCACCAGGTAAACTTCCAAGTTTTTCTTCCGCTTCAACAGCTGGTCTTACAATTATAATTTTCTCATAAGGTGTTTCAGGGTCTACCAATAAGTCTACAGCACATTTCATTGCAATGTAACTTTTACCAACACCTGCAGGCCCTGAACAAATTGTTATTTGGTTTGAAGATAATGTTTCGTAATATATTTTCTGACTTTCAGATAAAAATTTTTCTTTAGTTTTCTTTTTTACAATTGAACAAATCAATTGTTTTTTTGTTTTTGCAATTCCTACTTCTAAAGTAGGTGTTTGAGTTGGTTGTCTTCTGGTTGTTTTACCCATTAATATTTTTTTGTTATTTAATACTTTACGTAATCTTTAATCTCTCGGATTTCTGAATCCGTTATTAGATTAATTTCATTTTTTAATGTAAATCTTTCATCATTTGTAAAATATACTTTTCTAGCCAAAGATATAAATTCATCATCAAATTTTTGTTCTTTTTCCATGATTCTCAATTTATCCTCAACATCCCAAAGATTAGAATTAACTTCAACCAATCTGTGATAAATTGATTCTGTCTCTAAGTTACTTAGATATTCCGAAGAAAAATTATAAAGTAATTCAAATTCTTTTTTGATGAATACTAATTTGTTTTCATCTTTTACATTATTCTTTTTTACTTGGAGTATTGATAACTTATCAATCATTTCTCCAACACTAACAGGAACTGTTACCATTTTATTTAATTTTTTGTTTATCTAAACTACCTGGTTCTCTTCTGTAGATTGAATTACCCCCATCAGGACTTTCATAAATCCAAGGAGTGTTAATTTCTACATGGTCAACTTGTGACTTAATCCAATTATAAGTCTTTTTTAATCCGATTGAAAGGGGCTGACTAACTTCCCATCCAATTTTTTCTCTATAAAGGTTATTATCTGAATTTCTACCCTTAACGCCTAAAGGGCATTTGAAACCATATTTTTGAACAAATTCTTCTCCGTCAATATTTTTAATTTCTAAATTCTTTTCAGAAATTGCAATTGCCATTCCAGCAAGTTGATTAATTGTAACCATTTCTTCACTACCAATATTAACAGGTCCAGTAAAATCACTATCCATTAATCTTAAAACAGCTTCAACACATTCTTCAACATATAAGAATGAACGTGTTTGCATACCGTTACCCCACACTTCAATAATATCTCCGTCTTTAGACTCTGCGACTTTTCTACACATTGCTGCTGGTGATTTTTCTCTACCACCTCTCCACGTACCTTGTGGACCGAAGATGTTATGGAATCTCGCAATTCTCACATTTAACTTATAATTTCTATGGTATGCCAAGAATACTCTTTCAGAGAATAATTTTTCCCATCCGTATTCTGAATCTGGATTTGCAGGATATGCAGAACTTTCTTCACAGTTTGGATTTAATGGGTCTAATTGATTGTGTTCAGGATACATACACGCTGATGAAGAATAAAATACTTTACCAACTTTTTTCTTAACACATTCTCTTGAAACGTTTAAGTTAATTGTTGCTGAATTATGCATTAAATTTGCATCATTCTCACCAGTGAAGATATAAAGAGCTCCACCCATGTCTGCCGCTAATTGATATACTTCATCAACTCCTTCTTCAATCACCAAATCAACGACCTTAGGGTCTGTTAAATCCCCTAAAATGAATTCGTTACATATTTCGTCTTGAAAGAAATATTCGTGTTTTTTAATATCACAAATTCTAACGTGATTACCTTCTTCTTTTAATCTTTTTGCAAGGTGTCCTCCGATGAATCCACCTCCTCCTAATATTACTATTTTTTTCATATCATTTCTTTAATTATTCTTTTTATACCCTCTTTTAATGAAATCTTTGGTTCCCAAAAATTCAAAATATACGGGTCGGGTTCATTTCTTTTATTAAGTTGAACTGTATCAGTATCTTTTCCTGGAGTAATTCTACAAGGAATTTCTTCACTAATAATTAATCCAACCTCAAGAATAGACTCCCACTTAAAATTTGTAATGTGTAATTCTTTGTCTCTATCTATTTCATTGTATTTTTGAGAAAGAATCATTAAAGCGTTTGAACAATCTTCAGCGTGCAAGAATTGTCTTTCTTCAGTTCCGTCTGTCATCATGGTGATATGTCCGTAATTGTGTGCCTTTAAGATAAAGTCAGTAATTACGTGAGATTTTTCTAAATTATGTTCAGGACCATAAACGTTCCAAAACTTAACTGTAATGCCTCCCAAAGCCCTTGTATAAGATTCACCTAAAGCTTTTGCGATTCCATATGGAGAGTACGACATGTTGGACATTTGAGATGACGCAAAAATGAATGGTTTCCTATATGATTTTAATGCGTTAAATGTGTGAACCATAAGTCTAGCATTGTTGTCTATAAACTCATAAGTGTGTTGATACTTCTTCAAGTATCTTGAACCTCCTACGTCAAACGCTAAAAACATCACAAAATCTGATTCATTAATATGTGAATCAACAATTCCTTTTATTCTTAAATCTTGCATAGAATTTTCTTCTATATCAAACGTCAAAACTTCATGACCTTCTTTCTTTAAGAATTTACAAAGTTCTGCACCAATTTGCCCTGATGAGCCAAGTACTAGATATTTCATATTAAAATAAGTTTTTTAAATAATTTTCCCACATGTAGTCTTCCGATACAGGTAGGTTATTCGCAGCTATGAAATTCCTTTCAATTGCTGGCATTAATGATTGATATTTTTCTAATGTTAATGTTGATAAATCAGCATCATCTTCTAAGAAGATAACTCCTGTTGGGTCAAAATATTTTTCAACAACTTTTCTTGAACCATAATAAACTGGAACTGTACCCATCGCAAAACAATCGGTTAATTTTTCTGTGAAGTAAGTATCCGAATTATCATTCTCAATTGCAACTGAGAACATGTAATCTTTTAAACCATCTTCTTTATCATTCAATTGATTAGGTCTTCCTGAACCAAATAAGTCAACTTTATCTTTTAATTTTTCAACCCATTGTAATCTATTTTGGTGCCCACGTAACCATCCTTTATTAGATGCAATCATTGATACCAATTTAGTTTTAGGGTGAATTGCTCTGTTTTTTTCCCAAATCCAAGGGGCTGCATTTGAAATGTTGTATACAAATGGAGCACCTAATTCAATAAGACTATCCATACAAGTGAAAATCCACTTGAAATGTTCCCTTGTCATGTCAATGTTGTCAACGAGATATTTGATGGTACCTTCATTCATTTGAGGCGATTCTAATAACCATCCAATCTTATCTCTTTTTGGGTCATTGAATCCCCAATCTTTGATGTAGTTATCAACATAAACACTCACTTCGTGTGGTGTTTCAGTGTCTCTTGATAGCCATTGAATGTGTTTTGGCATGTTGCGGTTTGATGAACAATCGTATTCACCCCACCAATCTGATACTTTTCTAATTTGTTTTTTTTCCATTTTTATCGTTTTACATAAACACCACCGATGTATCCACCATGAGTAATGTTAAATTTATAGTTATACTTTTCAATCCATTCTACAAATGCCAATCTTTCATGTTGGTCATATTCTGGTTCACCACCGTGCCAATCATCAAATCTGATGAATACTTCAGACCATTCGCACTTGGTTAAAAACTCTAATGCAGATACTGCTGGTTCATAGATATCAACATCTAAATTACAAACAGAAATTTTACCAATACCATAATCAGATGGTTCTGTTAAGTCGTGAACATCGGATATAATCATTTTGATGTTATCATGACCCATGAATCTTTCTCTAACTTCATCAATAGATTTGGGTATGTTGTGGTTATCAACATATAATGGATTGTCTAATGCAAATGCTCTTTCAATCCAATCACTATCACTTGGTACGTTCTTATTGGTTTGTTCTAACCCCTGAAAATGGTCAATTGTGAATATTGTTTTATTAGGAAATGTTAAGGATAAAGTTTTTGTACTTCCACCTGTAAAGGTTCCAAATTCAATAACATCACCAATTAAATCATAATTGTTAATTGTTATAATACTTTTGATGTGTGCTATGTCACATGTTTTGTTATTAGGATTTGTATTAATCATTTTTAATCGGCATTAATTTACCGCCCTCAATCCAATCACAAGGAATTATGTTCCAATATGATTCGTAGATATCTTTTGCCTCAGGACCTCGTGGACCAAACCAACGAGATGGTGCAACGATTTTTTTGTTTAGTTTTTTATTTAAGAAAACTCCCCACCATGAAAATGTGGAGTTTGATATGATATGATTTTGACATAACCCCATTAACCATAATTCTCTGTAATCTTCAGGTTCGTTAACAAAAATAACTGAAGGGAAGTTTAAATTCTCTCTTACAAAGTCGTGGTCGTCACTGAATACAAAAACGGTAGAATATTCACCAATAACTTTTAAAGCCTCTTGAATGTATTCTATGCTGATTGTAGGGTGTATTTCAGGGAACTGAAGATACTCACTTCTTCTAACGTGAAGTGATAATGTGTTTGGTTGAGATAGTTGAGGGTATTTTCCCATGAACTCTTCTACAAGTTCTGCGGGTGGCTGGAAGATTTCTCTAATTTTTTCGTCAAATCCAAACCAATTTTTTGTTGATTGAAAGTATCCGTGAAATGCGGTATCTCCTTCTACTGGATTAACTTCTGAATATTCAAAATGTCCTTCGTTTACTGTAGTTGTGTCTTCAACTCTTTCAACAAACTTTAGATTTCTGAATACATTGTTAATGTAATTTTCGGCACCTCTACCTTGACCTGGTGTCCATGAATGTGGAAGGAATACAGTTTCTCTATTGTGCTTCCAACCTTGTGCTAATGCGTGAGCGGCTTCAAATAATTGATTACCAAGACCACCCATTAAATTTGCGGTTATTGAATTTCCCATTTACTAAGAATAAATAATAGTGTTTAAATGTAAATTACAAGTTATGGGTGTTTGAAGGTGGGACTACATTATATGCAACACTATCTTTTAAAACATATGAAAGTTTTATATTATTTTTTAAAACTAAATTGGTTAAAACACTTTGGTCGTATAAATGATTTTTGAATTCAGGTAGATTATTCCCATGTTCATTTGGTTTATCAGTCAATATATTTTCGTTTTTACAATAATTTAACCATTGATTGATAAAATTCACATTATCTTGATTTTTTTTAAAAATTACAAATCCAGCTTCTACTTGAGGGAAGTTATGAAAAAACTCATTGTCACAATCCATAAGAACAAAACAATCTTTTTTTGTTTTTTCTCTTTGCTTATTTCTTGCTCCACGCCAATTACTGATGTAATAATCTCTTTTATCCATGGCAATTTTAATATGATGTAAACCATCACCCACTAAATCATCCGCGGCATCCAAATATACTAAAACATCGCCATCATCCATTTTATTTAAATCTTCTAATATAATGTATGGTTTCCATAAACAATATCCTGCGCCCTTTGGTTGGTCTAAAATATGTTTAAATTCTTTGTAAAAATCAGTATTTCTTATTTCTTCTGATGTGTGCACAAATACGTTATCAAATTTCATATTTTGATATCGTTCTAATAATAGATTTTCTCTGAATCTAAAATTTTCGTCTGTAAAAAAAGATATATTAAATTTCATATTTTAATTCCCAATTTTCCCACACAAATGGAAATCTCCAAGTTAGTTTATGTGTTTTAGATAATTCTTTAGATATTAAATCATAATCAGAATTTTCTTCGTCATTAAATAAATGAAATTGTACTTGTATATTTTTTATTTTAATTATTGAATTAGTCTCAATTAAATTTTTTAAAATTGAATACTCAGCACCTTCAACATTTATTTTCATTAAATCAATGTGTTCTTCATTAATAATTTCAAATATTTCATTTGCGGGAATTGATTCACTTTCAAATGTAGATTCTTTAAAAAATAATGATGCTTCTGATTGGACAATTCCTAATTTAACTTTTTCTTTTTTATCAGAAACCGCAATACAAAATGTTTTATAATTTAAATTTTTTAATTGATTACAAAATTCACTAACAACTTCAAAACAATATATTTTTGGTGAATATTTCTTTCTAATTAATTCTGACCAATGTCCATGTCTTGCCCCCAAATCAACAACAATTGAATTGTTCGTTAATGGATAATTAATTCTGTATGTATAATCACCATTTTGTTGTCTCCATTCGGTATCGTTTGACGGTTTTATTTTCATTTTAATTCTCTATTTTCAATAAATTTATCACCATAAAGTAAATCTTTATGCCTTTCTAAAATTTTTTGAGAATTTACCTTAACTAAATTATGATGTAAATCATGATTTTTTTGACGAGTAGAACCCCATCTTGGGTCTGATGTATAATCTATCCAATATAATCCTGATACTTTTTTTAATTCTTTAAATGCCCTAATTGAGATATCCATATCATCATAATTTTGTGGAGAGAACCATTCGTCCAAATAATTAAGTTTTACCACATCTTGATAGTTGTACATTAAAGGTCCTCTATTTCCATATTCTCGGGCATAAAAAATATCCCTAGACGAATCTTTTTTATTTGCCATATCAATATAATTAATTTCTTTAATTTGTTCATTATATATATTGTTGTGTGCAATAAATGAGGTTACCGCAAAAACATCATTAAATGTTTGATATGGTTTTAACATTCTAATGTCAAAATCTTTTTCATTAACAACCATATCATCTTGAATTAATAATGCGTAATCGTTATCAACGATTTTTAACCCCGCATTGTTTGCTTTAGTCTCAAAAACGTTATCAGTGTAAACATAATCAATTTTTAATTTTGTTATATTTTTTAATGTGTTTTTAACTATTGGGATAGAATTATCAGTACATCCATCAAAAACAATAATAAGTTGATTAGTTTTGTTAGATAAATTATTTAACAAAGACTTACATACCCGCTCAATTAAAAAATCTTTATTATGTATTGTTAATATACAAGATACGTTTTCCATTAGTATTAATTTTTAACATATAATGTATCTCCCCATGTAGAATGGAATTCATGGTAGTAGTATTTACTATACCCTTTAGAATTTAAAAATTCTTCAATTTCAACATCTATTTTTTGGCCTTCATAGAGTTCTACTTTAGCCGTTTCAATCACAATTATTTTACTATTAAAAATAAGTTCGCTTGAACTTAAAATTTCATAGTCGTGACCTTGAGTATCTAAACTTACTAAATCAAAATTTGTTTCTAAATTATTTTCTTGTAAAAATTCATCAATGTTAATTGTATTAACAATACAGGTATCAACCTTGGTAATGTCTTGATATAATTCTGCATGAACTTTTAAATTTTGTAATGATGAACATCCAGGATTTGTTTTTTTAGTATTTTCAATAATGTTAAATTCCGCAGTACCTTTTTTATTACTAACCGCGTATGGAAATACTAAACTTTCAAATGATTGATTAGTTACATTATATTTTAACTGTTCTAATAATTTTGGGTTTGGTTCAAACCAATAAATTTTTTCTGGATTTAATTCTTTATAAAAAGATAATTCTTCTCCTAAACATGCACCAATGTGCAAGATATTATTTATTTTGTTTTTTGAATTTCTATAAAATATTATTGATTCAACGATTGAATGAAAACTCATAATTTTGTATATGGTGTTTTATTTCTTATTTTATTTACCGTTTGAGTAACATTAGACATGTTAACTTTATGGTCATTAATTGGGTTAGATTCGTTGTAAATGTAATTTATGTTTGGTAAAAATCTATAGTGTTCTTGTCCTGACATTTCAAACATTGGAAACATGAATGATAAGTCACCAGCAACGCTCCAGTAATTACCATTTTCATCTCTTAAATCTTCTTCTTTGATTTTTTTCCATAACCAAGATTTCCAAGTTCTAAGATGAGAAAGAGTGAAGGCTTGTTTTCTAACGTTAGTAAAGTGAGTAGGGGGATTAGCAAACCCTGGTCTTCCATCGTGATATTTGAATGAACCACTTGTCATCCAAACTTCAGGGTCTTTATATGTTTCATTGATTAAGTCAAAAACATTTGAGTTTGGTAACCAATCATCACCATCAACCTCAACACAAATTTCATCACCAGAAATTGCTCTCCAATTTATTACTTGGTCGTAATTTCCTGGTTGGTAAAACTTAGTGTGATTTTCAACAAGTATAAATCTTGAATCACCCTCTATTGTTTTTTTTACAATTTCTTTTGTGTTGTCAGTAGACACATCATCAAGTATGTAACAAGTAAAATCTTTGAATCTCTGAGACATAATACTCAGTAGACTCCTTTCAACATACGGAGCACAATTATATGTTGTTGTTAAAATAATCATGAGAGAATCTTTAAATATTGTTCTTTGATTTGTTTGACAACATTGTTTGCATAGTATTTTTCTAAATCAGTAGGTGGGTCAAATTTTTCTTTGGACTCAATATTTCCATATGAATTTACCTTATAAATCCAGCTCGGTTTTCCACATAACCAACTTTCAATTGTTGTTCTTCCTAATTGTATTCCTGCAGTTTCATCACATTCATTAATTAGTTTTTCAACGTTCCAACCTGGTTTAAAATGTTTAACGTGTGGCTGTGTTAAAATTGATATGAGATAATTTTGTTTATCCTCACCCATTAACCAAAGTTCTTTATTATTATCTTTTGTGTAATCAATTAAATCCATAATTGTTTCTCTTCTCAAATAATCTATGGTACCGACAAATAAAACAGCATTTTGAACCTTTGAAGGTCTTGATTTGAATTTTTCATTATCCACAGGATTATAAATAACTTCAATATCTTTTTCAGGAATTTCAAAATTATTAATTATGTATTCCTTAATCTCGGGTCTAATTGCAATATATTTTTTAATTGATTCGTGTTTAATTGGGTCTTCTAATTCTATAACCTCAGAATGAATTGAATATATTTTGTCAATTTCAGGATAAAATTGAATCATTCTTTCCGCAACAGGTTTATGTTGCATATGGATTAAATCAAAATTAACATCTGAAACCCTATACATCATATTTGGCGTTGAAACTTGTGGTCCATTACCAGCATCAAAAGTCCACACACCATCACCAAGTTTGAATCCTGGTGCTTGTTCAAACGTAATACACTTAATCCCAATCTTTTTTGCCATATCTGTTAATGGTCCTCCTATTTGAGACATCACAGTAACATCACAATTTTGACTTAATAAATTTTTTGCTAATTCATAAACGTATAATTCAGAACCTGTAAATGTTCTAAAAAATAAACAAGAAATTAAAATTTTAAGTCTTTTTTGTGGGTCAAATGGAAGTTTTAATGGAAGGTTGTCTTTATATTTTTTTTCAAATAACTGTCTATTTTTTTCCCATTGTTCATTAGTTTGACCGATAGATTTATGAGTAATTCTAATATTTGTTATTACGCCTATTTTAACGCCTTCTAAATGATTTTCAAAACAAAAAGGAATATCATAAAAATGAAACCCTTCAAATTCTTCATCAAAAGTTTTTTTAATTTTTCTTTTATCAACAGCAATGAATAAACCGTCAACAATTATTGTTTGACCTATATTATTATTTAATGATTCAGAATATTTTGATTCCCATTTTTTTCCACCATTTTCGTGGTTAACAATCCCAATCATTTTTTTTCTATCTTCCCACCATTTACCACTTGCTGGCATATCTGTTGTACCAGCCATTCCAATAATACCGTAATCAGATTTATCAAAATGTTTCATTAATTTATGATACCATCCTGTTGTATCAAAATAAATGTCGTCATGACAAAAAACAATTATGTCAGTTTTTGCTTCAGACAAAATTTCATTATATAATTTGGCCAAAGACTTTTCACCGTTATTAACTTTTTCAATAACTTCAATTTTCTTAAAACCTGAACTTTTTTTCAGGTATTCAATAAATTCTGGTTTGTGTTCTCTTGTTGAATATGCTATTGTTAACATTATTTGAGTCGTTTTTTCTTTGCTTCTTTTATTATTTCATGTGCACTTTTGTCAGGATTTCCCTTTGTAATAATAACACAGTCCAAAATAAACTCAGCTAAAAGATTCTTTTTTTCTATTTTTTTTATGAGTTCTATTAAAGTTTCTAAATTTTCGTAATACTTTCCCATATAGTAAGTTTAATTTAAATACCAGTACTGCCAAAACCGTTATCCCCTCTATCTTTTTCTTCTACTTCACTAACTGTTTGAAAGTTAATATATCTACCGTTTATTACTGGTGCAAAAACAGCTTGAGCAATTTTCATACCTTTTGTGATTGTGAAATCAGTTTTGTTTGTATTAAAAACAATTACCTTAAGTTCACCTGTGTATCCTACATCCACAGTACCAGGAGTATTCAAAACAGTAATTCCTTGATTGATTGCTAAACCACTCTTAGGTCTAATTTGTAATTCCAAACTTTCATCAAAAGATACTTTAATTCCTGTTGGAATTATTGCTCTACCAAGAGATGGTAAAGTATATTCTATAGTAGAGTGTAAATCAAAACCAGAATCTGTTGGATAAGCGTATTTTGGATAAACTGCAAGGTTATCTAATAACTGAACTTGAACATTTTTTCTTGATAATAACAACTTTGTGTTTTCGTCAATTTCTTTAAAATCTTCATCAGTTAATCCAAGTATTTCATCAAGTTCTTTCTTATAATTTTCATCAGATTCAATACCTGTTTGTATTTTTAATTTTTCAAATTGTTCTTGGACCTGTTTCCATAAATCTGATTCTTCTTCTTTGTCAATTTCTTGCATCATTTTAATTGTTTTAATTTTTTAATTAATTCTATCAAAACCACAACATCTTTCTCACAATATTTTACAATACCTTCAATATTTTTATCTATCCAATACGCCTCATGAACTCTATTTCCTGTTACTTCTGTATTTTTAGATGACTCAACACCCATACAAACACACATTAATTCAAGAGATGCGAATTGACCATATCCACCATATTGCCATATGTCTTTGGTATCAATTGCCTTAACCTCCCAAGGTTTTGTATCATAACTTGGTAATAGTTTTGGAGGTTCTAATCCATACATCATCATACGTTTAGCTAATGTTGGGATATCAAATCCTTTAACATTATGTCCACATAAGAAGAACCCTAAATCCCCTGTACGATTTAATAATTTCTGTACATCTTGAAGTAATTTACCTTCATCTTCACTATGAAAAGATTGTAGTTTAACTGTTCCGTCATCCATAACAAATGCAACACTAACACAAACTATCTTTAAAAATTCAGGAACTAACGCGGCTCTATTAACAAACAATTGCTCAATAGGTGTGTCAGATTCCTCAGGAAATCTTTTTCTAAGATTGTCTTGAATGTGTTCAAATTGAAATGAAAGTTCTTTTTTATTTTTCTTAAAATTTTCCCAATTGGATTCACATCCTACGGTTTCAATGTCTAAGAATAAAAACTTGGTTAGTGGTACATTATTTATCATACGATTGATTTATAAAATTCTGCTCTTGCTTTTGTTACAACATTTAAATCATATGTGTCCTTTACGGTCTCATATAATCTTTCTCCCATATCTTTTACCATATTTGGATTTTTTACCAATTTGTCAATGAATTTAGCCCAATCAGAGTGATTTCTATTTTCATCAACTAATAAAGCATTTCCGTCAACAAAATTACCATGGTCTAAACAATGTTTTAAGTCTAAAGTATATGGACCAACATTTGACGCTATAATTGCTTTTTTATAGAAACCTGCCTCAATAACTTTTAATTGAGATTTCATTCTATTAAACATGTGGTTTTTGATTGGTGCCAAAGATACATCAAATTTTGAATAATTCTTTGCATATGATTGTACGGGTCTAGTCCAAACTCTGATATATGCCTCATCATTTTCGTTAGGATAAGAGTCTTGTACGTATTTTTCTAAAAACTTTTTATAGTCTTCAGAAATAGTTGTGTATTTTTGAGTGAATATTTTTTCGTATGATGCCCATACAGTTTCTTCAGGTGTGATATTTCTTTTAACATGTTCTCCTGTTTGAGAATTAATTTCTGTAACAGTTCCTCTTGTATCAAATCCACAAAGAACATATTGTAATTTATCACTAATTGAACCTAACTTGCTGAATGATTGGTCTAATAATTGTAAATCATGTAAGTGAGATGAACCACCTAACCATCCAATCCTTAATCTATCTGATTCAGGTGTTGGTTCTTTAAATTGAGATTCTTTTGGGTTAATTGCGTTAGGAAACACCACAACATTTTTATTCATTTTCATTATCTCATCTGCAAATAATGATGTTGTTGTTGAAACGTATTTTGCAATTTTTAAGTTTGTTGTAATTTTTTCATTGATTTTATTGAATCTGATAACATCATGGATTGGATGTTCTTTACCTGGCATCCAATAATCATCAATATCACCAACAGTGGCGATACCAAGTTCATTTAATTTAAGAATTAACTGATTAGCTCTTTCAAAATCAGGACCAATGCTTCTGTGGAAAGAAACAATTTGATACTTTTTAAAGAATTCTAAATCATCATATACAACATCGTATACGATATCTATATGAAAATCTTCAGGATATAAGTTTTGAAGAAAGATGTGAGGGTCTATTGACCTAAATTTACCAACTCCAGTTCTATCGGAGGGTACGACTAGTACATTGATTTTAGACATAAATTATTAATATATTTAAAGAAATATAATAATTTATATCCAATAAGAAAATGCCTTAAACTAATTTTTTGATTTTTGTTACTTTACCTTCAAAAAGATGTTTTCCAACTTTAAAACTTAACATCTCATTAGCCTTTTCACTACTCTCAACCATTAATCCATTTTCTTGTAAAGCTTCATCAACAGCTTCTCTAATCATTTTTTTAATCAATTTATAATCAATTTGTGATGTAGATTGTGTTTGAGGTTGTTGTTGTGTTTTAGGTTTAACGGACTCAGGGATATAGTTGTTTGAATTTTCATTTTTCATTAATCTTGACGCTCTTTCAATTAAGTCATCAGATAATGTTGCGCCTCCTCCTTGTTGTTGCGCTTGTGCTATTGGATGTTCAATCATTAACCTTTTAATTTCATCAGGTAATTTAGAACTTTTAATTGCATCAACACTTGGCATACCAACTGGCTTTGTATTAACCTTAGGAAGTTCAGACAAATAAGGTTGACTCATTGATGGAGATTCTTGTAAGAATTCCTGAGGAATATTGTATTTTGCATTAGGTACGTCAAAATCTTGTAAAGATGTTGGAGGTAACCCGTCATTCATTGAATTTCTGCTTTTAGTAAATTTTGGATTATCCATAATAGCTTTAGATGCTACCAATCTACTCATTAAATCGTTTTCGTTCATAATCTTAAACTGTTTGTTGTGTTGGAGTTGTTGTAGGTGTAGGTGTGTTATTAAATTTTGCAATTGTTATAACACTAACCATACTTTTATCTCCATTAAAATTATAACCAGGCTTTGGTTCATTGTAAATCTCACCTGTTGGTTTGAACGATAAGATTTTATCTAATCTAAATAATCTCCATCCTGGTAACGGTTGTTCACCTTTATATGCGGTGTGAGAAGAACCTTCACGGTCCCAACCTCTCATAACTAAATTACCTGCCTTACTTTTACCTAATGCGACAGGTTCTACTTCACGTACGCCTTTACCACCTGGTTCGTCACCATCGTAGTTGATAATCACAACATTTCTATTATTAACAGAGATTTGAATGCTATCAAGAGATGCAATTTCAAGAATTAATCCTTTAAGTGATTCTTGTAATTTCATTAGAAGTTAGGATACGGTTTTGAAGAATTGTAACTGTTTATTTTAATTTCATTTTTTCTTTCAACTACATCAGTAATTGTTCCAGCATTTGCATTATAAACGTCTAAAAAAATACCAGTACCTCTTCCTTTAGCATCTCCGTCAGCCAAAGCATCACGGTTTACTACGGAATATTGATTACCCACTTCGTTGTAATCGTTTCTTGGGATAAGTTTAGACCTTTCAACGTCAGCAACAGCTGTTAATGCGTTTGGTTCATTTTGTGTTAAATCAACTGCGATTTCTAGTGCCATATTTTTATATTTTTGATATTAATTCATTTATTCTTTTTAAACTTTCAGTAACTGAGGCGTTATATTTGTCCATAGTTTTTGAATGTTCTTGAGATGGTCTTACATTATTAAAGTCTTTCTTTTGATGAGGGTCCAAAAATTGGTTTTGCATCCCCGTATCCATTTTATTTCTTTTTGTCATTTTATTGTAGTCTCTCATTTTTCTGAGTTCATTATTAACCCAGTTTTTAATAACTACACCTCCATTTAAAATAAATGACGGATGTTTTTCATTTCCTTTGAAATTATCAAAAAAGTTTTTAATTCTTTTTAATTGTTTATAATCAATAAACGATTGTCCTTGAAGTTCTTTGTTTCTATTAAATCCCTCGGTATTCTCATTGGCGTTTTTCACTCTATGAAAACACATTCTCATATGTTCCTGTTTGTCTTTAGGAAATTCTATCTCACCTTTGGCCGAATTATATAAATCTTTATTCACCGTCTAATAGTTTAAGAATATCTTTTCTTGATAATCCTTCTTTATCCATCTGTTTAAGAAGAGACTTAAGATTCTTTTTTAGAATATTTGACGCTTCTTTAGAATCAGATTCTTTTTTACCGACCTCAGAGTTATCTGAATTTTTTTTCTTCATTAACAAATCCTCAACCATTTTGATTGCTTTTTGTTTTTGAATCTCAGATAATGTTGCTCTTGTAATAAAATTTTTATCGTGGTAATATTCTGATTTTTTATCTTTCTTCCCTGATGGGTCTTTACCTTGTTGTTCAGTTCTGTCTATCGCTTCTTCAGGTTCCATTTCTAATTCATCAACCATGTAGTCAAAAGTTTCTTTACCGTCCATATCTTCAGTTTCCTCATATCCAAATGCTTTTGACATATCTATTTCACTAACTTCCTCTTCAACTGATTCACCATAATATGTTCTATATCCACGAGATATTGGGTCGTTTGTAATTCTTGCCGCAGCAACAGTTTGGTCCATAGTTTTTCTTGGGTGAAGCTTAGGGTCAAGAATTGGAATCTTACTATTTGATATTGCACCATCTAGGTTAACAAGTTCTTCTAACTCACCCGAAACATCTTTTGTAGATTTTTTCTTCTTTCCCTTCAATAACTTTTCCAAATAGGTTTTAACATGTTTAACCTTTTCTTTTGGTACTTTAATCATCTCATCTTTTTTTCTTGCTTCAGTTAAAGTTTCTTCAACTGAGAAGTATAAAGAATAATCTTTTCCTTTATCTCTAAGGAAAAAATAATATGGTGATGAATAAAATTCTTTATCTGTGGTAATCATCTCTTCTTTTTAATCTATAAATACTCTGATACAAGGTATTTATCATTAGTTTATGGCATACCAAAACATTAATCAATATAATTTTAGGAGATGGGGAATAATTCCGTTTAATGAAATAACGGACATTTGCCTTGCATCAGACGAAAAAGATTATGACCAAGAGGTTGTATTTTCTCCATTTTTAATTGGTGAAGATGATGGAAATAGAATGCCATTCAAATTTGACTTCAATAATTCTGCAACAACAATTTGTCAAACCAATTCTTGTAGTTTTGATAATGATGTTATTGTTTCTGAAAATTATTGGAATCCAGACTATGTTGACCCTAATTTTTGTCCTGTTGTAACTGAATTATGTGATGTTGGTTTGACAGGTATTGATAACGGATTGACTAAAAAAATGTCTGGTGAAACCATTGAAATTACAACAGGTTTATATACATCTTCAGCCGACACTTACAGTAGATACAAATACGATAGGAGAATGAAAATGCACCCTATCACAGGTTTTACAACATCATCAAATAGATTATGGAACGATGACTCATACACATATAATTTAAATTATCAAACAAATGGGGATTCTGTTGGGTATTTTGCAAGACTTAACGGAGGATTTTTCCAAGGGTTTTATAAAATACCAGGATATGATTATCAAGTTTTTCCTCAGAGAGTTTCTTTAGGCTGGACAGCAGAATTCATGTTGAAGTATAGATGGACAGGAAATACTGATACAGGATTAAATAAAAGATACCCAAATAATAAAGGAACCTTCTTTTACATGGGGGCCAGAGCTGAGAATAAATTCTACCATTATCCCGATGGAAGTCCAAAACAAGATACAGGATATACAAGAGTAACTTCGGGTTTAACTTGTATGCACACCTGTGAGTGTCAACAAACAGGTAAGACAGCTGAACATAGTTGTATACATGTTTACCAACAATCAGGTGGAACATCTACTAATTGCAATTGTGGATGTCCTTGTAATTGTACTGTTACTGTAAAATATCCTGAAACCGACCCATTATATGACGATGTTTCAAACGCCCTTTCATTAAGATTGAGTGGTGATACAGGAAACCCAAGATTATGTGTTAAGACTTATAGAATCACAGGACATTGTGAACATTCAGGAACTTGTCTTACAGGTTTAACTTATCAAACAGGCGTTACAATAAGTGAGTGGTGCTCAACAAGAGGAATTTTCCACGATTGTATTCAAACAACATATCCAAATGTTGAACATTGGGTTCAGATTGATGCGGTATTCCAAAGAAACAAATGGTTAGATACTTGTGATTTATATGAAAAAGGCGGGTTAGGATTAATTGTTGATACAATTTTCACAGCAACACCTGCAAATAATAGCGTGAGTCTTATTGAACCTCCATTAACACACGAACAACCTTACGACCCAGCAACAACAGAAGTTGTTAAGTTTAACGACATGTGGACGGAAGAAGAAAAGTATAGATTGGGTACATTGAAGTTTTATGTTAACGGTAGATTATTCATGGTTGCGGAAGATTTTGAGGAGATTATACCAAGACTATTAAACACACCAAAAGAAAGACAAATTGGTGTTGGGTATAATATTTCGGTTGGTGGTGGTACACAAGGTTTACATGACAATTTAACTTTTTCAGGAGGATGTCCTGAGACCGTTGATGATATTGTATATCAACAAGACCCAGAATGTTTAACAACATATGATTTAGACCACACAATTTATTCGGGATTAACCACAAATATAGAACTTGAAGGAATTTTTGGTGGAAGTTTAATTGGTGACGTTAGTGCTTTTAGAATGTATCTCGAACCACTTAACGCATCTCAAATTAAACATAACTTCAGAATTCTTAAAAATAGATATGGATTATTAGACCCTGATTGTCCTAACTGTAGAATTGTAATACCTAATAATGACTTATACTATGTTACATTACCTTGTAATGATTTAATATACCTATCACTACCTTGTAATGATTTGGGGTATGAACTGTATAATTGCCCAACACCAACTCCAACAATAACACCAACAGTAACTCCAATTTAAACTTAATTCAAATGTATACAACAGACTGTAACTATTTTAAGATAACAAACTATAATGCTGTTCAACAAGGGTACTATGCTTGGACTGGTTGTACTGGTATTGTTAGTGTTACACCAATTGACCCGTTAGATTCTCATTATGTTTGTGCTTATGATTTATATGCTCAAGATTGCGGAGCTCCTTTAACTGTTGTTTATGTGGGACTATGTCCTTCTGTAACTCCAACACCATCATTTACGCCAACTCCTACACCAACAAATATTACTCAAACTCCAACCCCTACACCGACTGTAACACCAAGTATTACCCAAACATTTATTCCTGTATATAATTTGTGGGGTGCTGGATATTTTGAGGATGCTTGTGGTGATGCAGGATATGGTCCATCAAATGTTGCAATTTATAGCGCAACTCCATTTGAAGCTCTACAAATTGGGGATTATGTGTATGGAAACGCTTCTTGCACAATTCCACCTACTTTTGTTGGTAACATAGTTTCTGACGGAGCAAGATGGGTACAATTTAATATCGCAAATGGACAAGTCCTTGATATTGGTATTTGCTTTTAATAAAACAATTTTTTTAAGTATTTATATATTATGTCATATTGTGGTGTTTCAATTTTTAGTAATAACTTAAGTGGTCAAACGGCCAACGTTACCTTTTTTCCTTGTACTGGTGGAACAATTAGTTTGGGAGACCAAGTTTTTCCGTTTACATATGTGACTGATTATTGGTATGGAACTTACGATTGTTATGTCTCAACATACGCATACTCTTATATTGTTGATGTTCCGTGTCCATCATCTACTCCAACTCCGACACCTACATTAACACCAACTCCAACAATAACCGCAAGTCCGACAATAGGTTTACCAACATCAACACCAACAAGTAGTGAAACTCCGACACCTACACCATCTATAACAAGTTCTCAAACTCCAACACCATCGGTTACTGAAACTCAAACATCAACACCTACACCATCTATAACAAGTTCTGAAACGCCAACACCAACGGTAACAAGTTCTGAAACGCCAACACCTACACCAACATTAACTCAAACTCCAACACCAATTAATTATCAATTTGAATTAGGTTACGGATTTACACCAAATGATGCTTGTTCTTCAACTGATACATCATTTTACGGTTCAAGGTCAGGTGGACCAACTCTTGAGGTTAGTGAAATTTTATATACAAACGCAAGTGTAACTACACCAGTACCTAACGGATATTATTCTGATGGAACTATATTATATGTTGTGTCAGGAGGATTAGGTGAGATTGTTGCAAAATATAATAACGGATGTGATAATTTGGTAACACCAACTCCAACTGTAACACAAACATCTACAAGTACACCAACTCCAACTTTAACTCCAACTACTACAACAACTTTAACATCAACTCCAACTTTAACTCCAACACTCACTCCAAGTATAACTGCTAGTAATACACCAACACCAAGTATTACTGCAAGTCAAACAGTAACTCCAACACCAACTCATATTAGATATGTATTTTCATCATATTCAGGAACTAATTTTAATGATGCTTGTTCTGAATTATATGGTACTTTAATATACGGAGATTCACCAAGTTTTAGTAGTAACACACAATTTTATAATAATAGTACAGGACCTGTTACAATTAATATGACAGGATTTTATAGTTTTGAAAACTCAGTTTTACAATTGAGTTCCAACGGACTTCGTGTTGCGTCTCCTTTTTCTTGTACTTAAGAACATTTTTTTAATTTCTGAAATAAATTAGTATAAATCGTAGTATTTATTAAAAAATAGTAATACGATGGCATGTAGCAAATATACTCTAACAAACACGGGCACTTCAATAGCAAATTTTAGTTATAGAAGATGTGACGATAATATGTGGGAATACCAAGTTCCTTTGGACCCAAGTGAAACTAAAAACATTTGGTTAATAAATGGTTCTTATGGAACCGCATTTTCAAGTCAAATTTTGCTTGTTAATCAAGGACCTTTTCCTCCATTAAATGCTACTGCAACACCGACTCCAACTCCAACAACAACACCTACCGTTACACCAACACCATCGGTTACGACTACTCAAACACCGACTCAGACTAACACTCCAAGTCAAACACAAACTCAAACACAAACTCAGACGCAAACTAACACTCAAACACCAACAACAACATTAACTGCTACTCAAACACCTACTGAAACATCAACTCCAACACCAACTACAACAACTACGTTGACTGCAACTCAAACACCAACGGTAACAAAAACACCAACTCCTACACCAACACCATTCAACTATAGTTTTGCTTTAGGTTCAGGTGATACACAAAACGCAGCTTGTGCGGCATCAACAACATCTCTTTATACTACAAGGTCACAAGGACCATCAATTGAAGTTGGTGATGAATTATATACAAACGCTACAACTACAATACCAGCACCTGATGGATACTATTCCGATGGTACAAATTGGTATAGAGTTACAGGTGGATTAGGTGAAGTATCTGCTAAAGATGATAATGGTTGTTTGAACTTGGTAACACCAACTCCAACAGTTACTAGTACAGTAACTTCAACACCAACACCATCAGTAACTGCAACAATTACGGCAACACCGTCAGTAACTCCTTCGGCAACACCAATAGCTAGATATATTCAATCAAATGTTTGTTTTAATCTGTCAAGTGCCGATAGTGCTTGTGGATGTGTGGGTACGGCAACAATATATTCAAATAATGTTCAGTTTAGTGCTTCTACCTTGTTTTGGTCTGGCGCAACAGGTGTTAACACAGGAAACCCTACAGGATTCTATGCACTTGATAATATTGTTTATTTTGTTAATAATGATTGTGGTATAGGATGTTCTACAGGTTCAACTCTTGGATATAGTTCTTTCTGTAATGTAACTCCAACCGTTACACCAACACGAACTCAAACTCCAACACCAACTCCAAGTATAACACCAACTCAAACAGGAACACCACCAGTTACACCAACACAAACAGTTACATCAACAAATACACCATCACCAACACCATCTCATACTTAAAAATAAAAAAAATAATATAAATAAAACCCTCTACTTTTGTGGAGGGTTTTTTATTTTTAAGACAAAATACTATAAATGAGCAAAATTTTTATTCAAATTGCATCCTACAGGGACCCACAGTTAATCCCAACATTAAAAGATATGATTGCCAACGCTAAGAAACCAAAGAATCTGGTTTTTGCAATCGCAAGACAATTTAGCGAAACAGATGGTTTTGATAACTTAGATGAATTCAGAACCGATAAAAGATTTAAAATCTTAGATATTCCTTATCAAGATGCTAAAGGAGTTTGTTGGGCGAGAAACCTAACACAACAACTTTATGATGGTGAAACATATACCCTTCAAATTGATTCTCACATGAGATTTATTAAAGATTGGGATGATGTTCTAATCAAAATGATAAAGGGGTTACAAAAGGATGGGTACAAGAAACCTCTACTTACGGGTTATGTCCCATCTTTTGACCCCGAGAATGACCCTGCAGGTAGAGCACAAGATGCTTGGAGAATGGCATTTGATAGATTTATTCCTGAAGGTGCTGTATTCTTTTTACCTGAAACAATTCCAGGTTGGAGAGAAATGACAAAACCTGTAACAGCAAGATTCTATTCCGCTCACTTCTGTTTTACATTAGGTGAATTCTCAGTAGAGGTTCAACACAATCCTGAATACTATTTCCACGGAGAAGAGATTTCAATTGCGGCAAGAGCATACACATGGGGTTATGATTTATTCCACCCACATGTTCCTGTTGTTTACCATGAGTACACTCGTAAGGGTAGAACAAAACAATGGGATGATGATAAGACTTGGGGAGAAAAAAATAGAGTTTCTCATTTAACTAATAGAAAATTATTTGGTATGGATGGTGAAGTTCAAGAAGGTCATGATGGACCATTTGGATTTGGCACTGTTAGAACTTTAAGAGATTATGAAAAATATTCTGGCTTATTATTTGAAAGAAGAGCAATTGACAAACATTGTTTAGACAAACAATATCCACCAAGTCCATATGCTTTTGATAATGAAGAAGAATGGAAAGATAGTTTTGCAACAATATACAAACATTGTATTGATGTTGGTTATTCAAGTGTTCCAGAAAAAGATTATGATTTTTGGGTTGTGGCATTCCATAACACAAAAGATGAAACTTTATTTAGAAAGGATGCGGATAAAAATGAAATTGCTGGTTTTATGAGAGACCCTGACGGATATTGTAAAGTTTGGAGAGAATTCCAAACAACTGAATTACCATCATATTGGGTTGTTTGGCCACACTCAGAATCAAAAGGTTGGTGTGATAGATTAACAGGCCAATTAAACCATAATAACGTTAGTTAATGAAATTCAACGAACTACCAAAGTTTGTAGTCAATTTAGAAACAAGACCAGATAGATTAGAGGATATTAAATTTGAATTGGATTATATTGGTTGGGACTACGAGGTATTCAGTGCTGTTAATAGGAATAGCTATATGGGTTGTACCCTTTCTCATTTAGGAATTATAAATATTGCTAAAGAAAGAGGGTATAAACGTGTAATGGTTATAGAAGATGATTGTGATGTGATGCCATATTCAAAATCGTTTATTGAGGATTTGGAAAAACAAATTGATGGCATTGAGTTTGGTGTTATGAATTTGGCCCCAACTTTAAATAGACCAATGAATATTAGTGAAAAGTATAACATGTTGTTAGACTTAACTAATTTACCACCAAAACCACATGATAGATTAACAGAAACATTTGCAACAAATATTCTTATCTATGATGTGTCATCATTCCAACTTGTGGAAAATATTAAAGAATATGCTTTCCAAAGCGGAGATTATGTTCTTCCTATTGATGAACAATTGGTTAAACATGTTTATCCTGTTGTTCAATGTTTTGCACCAGTATTACCTATAGCACCACAAAAAAATTCTTATTCTGATGTATCTCATGGTATGTACAATAATTTTTATACTCAAACATATAATTGGAATCAATATTCTCCAATTAAAATTCATAGGCAATATTTAAATGAAAGTGAAAACAAAAAAATAAAAATTCAAAAACAACACTTACCATATAATGTCAACTAAAATTATTACTGCAATTTATAGTGATTTAAACGGAACAGAATTAGGTGGTAGACCTAATAGGGGTTCTCATTACAGATTTAGTCTTCTTTCATTACTTAAAATGACAGATGCCGATTTTCTTTGTTATACATCAGACAGAGAAATTGAATCTTTAAAAGAATTTTTTTATTCTGAATATAAGATATCTGAGAATCAATTAAAATTCCAAGTTTTTGACCTTGAGAATTGTAAGTTTAAAGATTTAATTAATTCAAGGAAGAATGTTGATGACATTAAGAGAGGAGATAGATGTATTGAAATTCAATATTCAAAATTTAGTTGGTGGTGGAATGAAGATAAATCATATGACAACTATTATTGGGTTGATGCGGGATTATCTCATTGTGGGCTTATTCCTTTAAAATATCTTGACGAACAACATCATTCAATGAGAAGGTTTTATGAGAGTCATCTTTTTAATAATAATTTCTTAAAAAATGTTATTGAAGACACAGGAGATAAATTTTTGTTATTTGGTAAAGAAAATGATAGAAATTATTGGTCAGGAACTGTAGACCCAAAATGGTATGTTAACTATGATAGAAGTATTCATATTATAGGTGGAATGTTTGGGGGTCATAGAGATAAGTGGGACAATATAGTAACAACTTTTGAAAACTATGCTCAAAGTGTTTTGGGTAGTGATAATGGGTTACCACATGAAGAACAAATTATGACTTTGATGTACTTTAACCATCAAGATTTATTTTACAGAAAACATTTTGATATATGGTGGTGTAGAGATAATGCACCTCAAGGAACAACAGATGAGTTGTTCCAAAAAAATAAAAGCTTTTTTAAAATATTAGAAGAATTTAATAGAATTTATGAGTAAGATAACATTAGTAACAGGAATATGGAACATCGGTAGAGATGAACTAACTGAAGGATGGTCAAGAACTTATCAACATTATTTGGACAAATTTAGTTCATTATTAGGTGTTGATGCCAATATGATTATTTTTGGTGATGAAGAACTTAGAGATTTTGTTTTTGAAAGAAGGTCAAAGGATAATACTCAATTCATTACAAGACCTTTGAGTTGGTTTAGAGAAAATGAATTTTTTGACATGATTCAAAAGATTAGAGCTAACGAAAGTTGGTCTAATTTATCTGGTTGGCTAAAAGATTCAACACAAGCCAGATTAGAAAACTATAATCCATTGGTTATGTCTAAAGTATTTTTATTAAATGATGCTAAGATTATGGACCAATTTAATTCAGAATATCTTTTTTGGATTGATGGTGGATTAACAAATACTGTTCATCCTGGTTATTTTACACACGATAAAGTTTTAGATAAACTACCGAAATATATTTCTAAGTTTTCATTCATTTGTTTTCCTTATGATGCTGAAACTGAAATTCATGGGTTTGAATATAATAAATTAAATTCAATTGCTGGTGATAAGGTAAATAAAGTTGCTAGAGGTGGGTTTTTTGGTGGACCTAAAGACTCTATTGGTGATATTAATGGAATTTATTATTCATTGTTAAAAACAACCTTAGAAGAAGGTTATATGGGTACTGAAGAGTCTATTTTCAGTATTATGTGCTACAAACATTCTGATTTAATAAATTATTTTGAAATTGAGGGGAATGGATTAGTTGGAAAATTCTTTGAGGACTTAAAGAATGATAATTTAAAGATTAAGAATGAAGCTAAAGTTATTGAATCTGTTAATAACTTAGACACATCTAAAGTTGGATTATATGTTATTACTTTTAATAGTCCAAATCAATTCAGAACGTTGATTAAATCAATGACTGAATACGATAAAGATTACTTACTTAAGACTAAAAAGTTTTTATTAGACAACTCTTCTGATGAATCAACTTTTGATGAATATGCGTCACTTTGTGAAGAACATAATTTTACACATATAAAGAAGGATAATTTAGGTATATGTGGTGGAAGACAATTTATTGCAGAGCACTTTGATACTACTGATTTAGATTATTACTTATTTTTTGAAGATGATATGTTCTTTTTCCCAAATGAGGGTCAAGTATGTAGAAATGGATTTAATAGATACATCCCAAATCTTTATACAAAGTCATTAGAAGTTATGAAGAAAGAAAACTTTGATTTCTTGAAACTTAACTATTCAGAATTTTATGGTGATAACGGAACTCAATGGGCTTGGTATAACGTACCACAAAGTGTTAGAGAACAATTTTGGCCAGGTAAAAACAGATTACCTGTTCAAGGATTAGACCCAAATGCACCGAAATCAGTATATACTCATGTTTTAAGTCATAAAGGATTACCATATACTATGGGTGATGTTTATTATTGTAATTGGCCTCAACTTGTTAGCAGACCAGGAAATAAAAAAATGTTCTTAGATGTAACATGGGCACATCCGTTTGAACAAACATGGATGAGTCATATGTATCAACTAATAAAAAAGGATGAACTTTATCCTGGTTTATTGTTGGCAACACCAACTGAGCACAATAGATTTGAACATTATAGCGGAGACCTTCGTAAAGAGTCATAACAATATATTTATTGTTATGGAATTTTTTATCAAAAAGAATGCAACGTTACCTGTTTTAAAAATGCAGGTTGTTAAAGACGGTAGAGCTGGATATCTTGAGCTAATGCAGGCACTTGAAGTATCCTCAATTTATTTTTCTATGATTAACGTAGAAACAGGTATACCTAAGATAGTTTCTGCCCCATGTGAAATTGTTAGTTTAATTTTACCTGAGGGTGCGTCCACAGAATATTATATCTATTTTAAATTTACAAAATACGACACAGATACTGTTGGTAGATACCAAGGTCAATTCTTAATCAAGAATGATGAGGGAAATTTAATTTTACCAATCAGAGAAGAACTTTATGTTAATATTCAAGATAGTTTTATTTCTGAAACTGCTTGTTGTTAATTTGATTAATTCATAACATTTTTTATATTTATAGAAGAAGGTAAATTTCACATATTGTGAAAGCTAATAGACCACTCTAAAAAATATATTATGATATCTAACGAAGAGATAGAATCGTTCCTACATGGCAACGACCCTGAAGAATTTATAGTCGCAATAGAATTTGACTACGCATCCAACTCAATTTACAAAATTAAAGAAGCACCTGGTAAAGGAAAAGAAATCCGTAAGGATACGTTTATTCCGTTTGCTTGGGTCGGTGATTTGCGTGGATTAAAGTTTTATGGTGATTCCAAAGCCGCTCAAAAAGAGGCTATGACTAAGTACGGAATCATGATTGATAAGTTGGAAACAAAAGATAATGAAAGACTTGAAAAAGGTCTTACATATATGGTTAAATCTCTTAAAGGTTATAGAGAGCTTATTCAGTTTTTTAGAGATGGTGGTTGTGACCCTTGGGGAGATAAGTCAAAGGATAAAATAATGATTCTACCTCCTGTAGAACAATACCTAATTTCAAAAGAAAAAAGATTATTTAAAGGATACGAAGACTACGAACAAGTCACCCGACTTGTATTTGACTTGGAAACGACTGCTCTTGACCCTAAAGATGGTCGTATTTTCATGATTGGAATAAAGACTAATAAAGGATACCACAGAGTAATTGAGTGTCTTGATGAGTCTCAGGAGAAGAATTCTATCATTGAGTTCTTTAAAGTTATAGATGAACTCAAACCAAGTATTATTGGTGGATATAATTCAGCAAACTTTGACTGGCATTGGATATTTGAAAGATGTAAAATTTTAGGGGTTGACCCAAAAAAAGCTTGTCGTTCATTACACCCCCAACATTCATTCACAAGAAAGGACAGTATGTTAAAACTTGCGAATGAGGTGGAAGAATATGTTCAGACATCTATTTGGGGTTATAACGTAATTGACATTATTCATGCTGTTCGTAGAGCACAGGCAATCAACTCAAGTATTAAAGCTGCGGGATTAAAATACATTACGAAGTTTATTAATGCTGAGGCTCCTGACCGTGTTTATATTGACCACGAGAGTATCGGTAAAATGTATATTAACAAAGAGGAGTATTGGTTAAATGTTCAGAACGGAAAATATAAAAAGGCTTCTGAATACCAAGACTTAGATGTTAAGTTTCCTGAAGTATATGTAAAAACTACTGGCGATAACCTTGTTGAGAGATATCTTGACGATGACTTGGATGAAACATTAAAGGTTGATACGGAGTTTAACCAAGGTTCATTTCTACTTGCCGCAATGATTCCAACAACATATGAGAGAGTGTCCACAATGGGTACCGCAACATTATGGAAGATGTTGATGTTGGCTTGGTCATACAAACACGGATTAGCAATTCCCGCAAAAGAAGCTAAGACAGATTTTGTCGGTGGATTATCAAGATTATTGAAGGTTGGATATTCCAAGGACGTACTTAAGTTGGACTTTAGTTCACTATATCCATCTATTCAATTGGTTCACGATGTATTCCCCGACTGTGATGTTACAGGTGCAATGAAAGGAATGTTAAGTTATTTCCGTAATACCCGTATCAAATACAAAGAACTCGCTGAAGAATTTTATACAACCGACCCAAAGAAGTCTGCAACATATGGTAACAAACAATTACCGATTAAAATATTCATTAACTCAATGTTCGGTGCGTTGTCTGCCCCTCAGGTTTATGCTTGGGGTGACATGTATATGGGAGAACAAATTACCTGTACAGGTAGACAATATCTTCGTCAGATGATTAGATTCTTTATGACAAAAGGATATGTTCCATTGGTTATGGATACGGATGGTGTGAACTTCTCAACCCCACCTGAAGCTAAAGACCGTGTGTATATAGGTCGTGGTTTGAATTGGAAGGTTAAGGAAGGTAAGGAGTATTATGGACCTGAGGCTGACGTGGCAGAATACAACGATATATTCATGAGAGGAGAGATGGCTCTTGATACCGATGGGGTATGGCCGTCATGTATAAATCTTGCCAGGAAAAATTACGCTGTTATGGATGCCAAAGGAAAGATAAAGTTGACTGGCAACTCCATTAAGTCAAAGAAGTTACCTTTATATATTGAAGAGTTCTTGGATAAGGGAATTAAGATGTTATTACAAGGTGATGGTAAGGCATTTGTTGAATATTATTATGAGTATCTACAGAAGATATTTGATAAGAAGGTTGCGTTAAGTAAGATTGCACAGAGAGCAAAGGTTAAGTTAACTCTTGATGAGTATAAGAAAAGATTAACAACTAAGACTAAATCAGGTAATAGTATGTCTCGTATGGCTCATATGGAACTTGCAATACAAGACGGTTTGAGTGTTAACTTGGGTGATGTGATTATGTATGTTAATAACGGAACAAAGGCTTCACAAGGTGATGTTCAGAAGATGACTGTAAAACAAATTAAAGATACGAACGCAGTAAACTTATTTAATAACCCTAAGGCAAAACCAATTACAGATGGGGTTATGGTTAACTGTTATATGTTGGATAAAGATATTTTAGAGAACGACCCTGATTTAACGGGTGACTATAATGTACCAAGAGCTGTATCAACATTCAATAAAAGAATTGAACCTTTGATGGTTGTTTTTCAAGATGAAGTTAGAAATGCTTTAATTGTTTCTGACCCTGCAGAGAGAGGTATTTTTACAACATCTCAGTGTGAATTAATTAATGGACATCCATTAGGTGAAGGAGACCAAGATGATTTACAAAAAGATGTTTTGGATATTACTGAACAAGAATTAAATTATTGGGAAAGACGTGGTCTTAAGTCAGATTATATGTATGATTTAGCTGAAGAAAATTGGAAGGAAAGGTTAGGATTGCTTCAGACCATCTGAAGATAAGATATACCAGTTTCCACCAACAAACCTGAATTCAATACATGCAAACTTATCGGCAACAATCTCGTCGTATTCTTCATCAATCTTTCCAACATCAGGTCTGATTGTTAAGTGAGTCATTGCCTTTACTGTGACGTGGTCAGATGTTCTTGAATCTAATGTTACAAATGATTGTGCCACACCTCTTATAATACAACAGTCTTCACCATTTGTACGATAATCTAATTCTGAAACTAATGTAATTTCAGAAGTTTCTATTTGGTGACCATTGATGAATTTTCTTACTGGTACTGTTTTAATTATAGCCATTATATTACGTAAATTTGACGAGGCATTGCTCTGAACTTCATTTGTTTATTTAGGTTTTCAGCGATTAATGCTTCTCTCTCCATTACTTTGTCAGGTCTCATTCTGGTTAACCAACCTTCAGCACCAATCAATTCTTCAATTAATTTTGATTTTTCATCTTTGGCCTCTGTTAATAAACTTTGATAGTCCATAACAATTTCAGAATCAGGTGTTTTAAGGTTGCCACTATATTTTCCTCTAACTCTCGCTAAAGTTTCTTTACAGTAAGCCGTAAACCATCTTCTAACCCATTGTTGACCAGGAACATTTAAATCAATCCAAGTTAACTCTTCAATAGGTACGTCTGTTGGTAATTTAATAATATCAGGATTATTTTTCAAACAATCGGCTCTACTATCAGGTTCTACATCATAATACCAATACCAAACGGCTTTACCCACATATTGACTATAACTTGACCAATTAAATTTACCACCAGGGGTGTTCATTAAATGTATTAACTTTTTACCGTCAGGTAGTCCTGTTATTCTATATGTTAATGAACCACCTAAAATTCTACTAAGGATGTTGGCTTCTTGCATTCTAATTAAATAATCAAAACCTGACATCATAAAATAAGAACCACCATTTCCCATTTGAGCGTAACCCGCTTGGTCACCACCCAACGCACCAAATCCACCAAACCCACCAGCACCACCTAAACCATATGCACTCCAAGCTTGGTCAGAAAACCATAATAATTCATTTACTTCTCTACCTGCAGGAATTTCGTAAGTTTGCACATTCTGTTCAAGAACAAAATAATCTTTCTTTAAAACCCAAGGACCTTCAGTTTGAAGACCTACAATTTTAGAATACGAATATGAGAATTGTTGTTCAAAATCCATTGTTCTTGTAACAAGGGCTCTTGCCACAGACCTTTCATTCATGTTTAAATTAACCAAGTTAACCCATTGAGAATCAATTAACCACTGAAGGATATATTCTTCATAATCTCCAATTGCTAATTCCATCAATGAGTCTAACATTTCGTCCTCAAGTTCTACACTTCTTAAGGGCGCACCTAATTGGTGTTTAATTCTCGTATAAATTTTTGACCTTTCTGGTTCTGGTATTGCTGCCATATCAAATAAATATCTTTATTATTCTATTTCGTGAAGAAGTGAACTTAACTTAAATATATATTGATTTTCGTTTTGTAATGGATGATTATCAAATATTAATATCTTATTAGTTTTAGGTTGAATAAAAATTAACCAGTTCACGTTATAAGGTTTAACATTACCAGTATCTGATAACGATACCTTATCACCATCTATACTTGCCGTTGAATATGGTTTTACTTGGGCGGTATGTGTTTTACCATCCTTTTCAATAACCATATCAACACCTTTAAAGGCATCTCTTTTTTGTCCGTGACCTCCAATTTTTTCAACTTTTGCATCCCCTTCAAAATAATCTTCAAGTTTCTTTTGAACGTTATCTTCAGATTTTTGTCCTCTGTCCCATAACTTTTTTAAAACTTTAATAATGTTAATAAAGTCTTCATTGTTTTTTGTAAAAATTTGTTTTTTGAAATGGTCTAAAGCGTTAAGAAATCTTTCTACTTCTTTCAGTGTTCTATTTTCTTTAAAACTAAAATTAAAAATCTTATCGGTTCTACCAATATTTTCAATTTGTCTGTTAACCGCTTTAACCAATAAACAAAATGCATTGAAATTGGTGTTAAGGTTATTAAGAATTGACCTACCTTCTTTAGATTCAACTCCGTAGAATCCTGACATTTCTTTTGTCGTACTCTCAACCCAAAAATCATGGAATACTGTTCTTAATACGTCAGTTACTCCATCTTGGTATCTTCTTTTAATTTTAGAATTGTTAATTAAATCTTTAAAAAATAAAATTTCTTTTGCGTCACAGAACTTTGCATCTGCCGATTCAGTAATAATTTTACCTAACTCAACAGACTCCATTAACTTTGTTTGGGTTTTCATTTCATACATTTTTGTAACAAAATCCCAATTAACAACTTTCCAAAAGTTTACAATATATTCGTCTCTTTTGTTCCTGTATTTTAAATAATATGCGTGTTCCCATAGGTCCAACCCTAATAGTGGAAACCCACCACCTTCAATCACATTCATTAATGGATTGTCTTGGTTTGGTGTGGACATTATTTTTAATGTATTCTTTGCGGTTAGAACTAACCATACCCATCCTGAACCAAATCTATCTTTAGCAACGGCCTCAAATTTTTTCTTGAATTGTGTGAAACTACCAAATTGATTTACAATTTTTTTATAAAGTTCCCCCTCAAGTTTTTTTGGGTTTGGTGTCAACATATTCCAAAATAATGCGTGATTGAATGCTCCACCTGCATTATTTCTGATTGACTTGTCGTAACGACTAATGTTCTTAATGATTTGCTCTAATTCTAAATCCCCGTTTTTTTTCTTTGAGAGAGCATCATTCAATTTATCCACGTACCCTTTATAATGTTTGTTATAATGAAAGTCCATTGTCTCGGGGTCAATGAACGGTTTAAGGGCTGAGTAGGAATAGGGTAATTTCTCTATTCCAATTTTCTTCATTTCGGTAAGTAACTGTTCTTTTTCTTTGTTAACGTGGTTTTCAAGTATTTTGGTTTCCAGTTGTTCTACCTTTTCTTCTAATTTCTTCATATGTTTGGATTATCCATATAATAAATAATCCAATAATTATTTAACGACGCATTTCATTAATTCTTTTTAAGATTTCTTCAGCCGCATCAGGACTGTTTTGGTTATCGCCTAAGATTGTAGATATAACCTGTTTTTTATTTGCTAATATGTCGTAGATAATTCCTTCAATTGTGTTTTCAAATATTGGGTAGTAAACTAATACATTATTTTTTTGACCGTATCGGTAAGCTCGGTCTTCTGCTTGAGAGTGGTCGGATGGCAAAAATGAAAGGTCATTCATAATAACCGCCTCGGCAGAGGTGAGAGTAAGTCCAACACCAGCCGCCTTAATGTTTCCAACAAAAACTTTAACTTTTTCATTGTCTTGGAATTGGTCAACAGATAATTGTCTTTCTCCTTTTGACATTGAACCGTCAAGTTTAACGGCTGTTTTACCAAAGTGTTCACAAATTTTATTAAGTGAATCTGTAAAGTTGCAGAATATAATAACCTTCTTATCCTGCTCAATAATATTCTCGGCTAATTCAATTGTTTGAGTAATCTTTTCATCGGCAATGATTTGTCTTATTTTAGTAAGTTTTGTAAATTGAACCGTAAGTGATTTTGATTCCTCAGGATTTTTTTCGTACCAATTATAGTAATCACCCATTACTTCTTCATACAATTTAGATTTTAATCTAAGGTAAACAGGTGTAATAATTTTGTCTGGTAAATCTAATACATCTTCTTTTAATCTCCTTAATGTTAATCCCACTGTTCTATCTCTTAGTTCTTCTAAATTTGAAGCACCCATGACATTCCAAACTTTTCTTGGACCAACTTTAAATTGATATCCTTGACAGTATCTTATAACATATGCCATCCAATTCTTGGCAACAGGAGAATCTATTAGACTTAATAGATTATAATAGTCAATCGGGCGAGAAGTCATTGGTGTTCCCGTTAATAACCATAGTCGGTCAACTTTCTTTACTAAATCATTAATTAGTTTTGTTCTTTGGGCTTGAGCGTTTTTGATATAGTGTGCTTCATCAATGATAACCAAATCAAAATCGGCTCTAAGAATTTGCGAATCATCTTTTTTCTTAGGGTCATGGAAATTTTTTATAATGTCATAGTTTATGATAACAAAGTCATGTTCGGTTGAAAAGTTTTTTCCTTCGGCAATATATGTTGACCTGTCTGTGTAGTTTTCAATCTCTCTCTTCCAGTTAATTTTTAAAGTTGCGGGACAAATGATTAATATTTTTTTAGCACCAGCTTCAAGAGCGGCAATAATCGTGGACGTGGTTTTACCAAGGCCCATATCATCAGCCAAGATAAATTTCTTATTCTCAACTAATTTTTGAATTGCTTCTTTTTGATGTGCTAACGGAGGACGATTAGAATATTTTTCATAACTGATAACAACATCTTTAACTGTGTTATCTTTAATTATTGACGCTTTAGGTAACCAAAAATCATGTAGTTCTTGAGATTCAGTAATTTTACCCCAAATATGAAAAGCTTTTTCTTTGTCTGCCAATAACTTCTCAACCCAAACCTTTTCAGGTATTTCAGTCATTAATCTATCATCAGCAAGTTTCTGGGCAAAATAAGCATCAAGTATAACCCACTTCTTAGCAACCTTAGGTTGTTTGTCGTGGTTGTTAATAATGTATTCAGATTGACTTCTTGTTGGGTAAAACTTTCTATTAATTTGAGATTTTCTTTTCAGCTCCAATATATAGTTGTTTGCTCCTTCATATGTTTCCAACAATGTTAACGCCTTAGATTCTAAACTAACTTCCATTTTAATTAAATAATATTCATATGATTTCTTCCATCGTTCCAATAACTCATATCACCATACCAAACAAAGATTTCATCACCAGGGTTAATGTCTTTTGTTGCAAAGAACTCAAAAGAGTTTGTTTCAAAGTTAGACCTCCAATTTGCGTTGGCATTATTACTGTGATTATATAACATACCAAAACCTGCAGTTACAACTTGTTTTGTCCATTCACCACCACCTTGTGGCCAATTAAATCTATAATCAATTAATATGTGACTAGACTCACCAAACTTCATTCCCATATCAATTACAGGACAAACCTCAAACACTTCGTCAACTAATATTTTTTCTTTAGCAAAGATTCCTAATCCATGTATTGGACTATTGTCAACATAAATTTTACTCGGAGTATCTAATCTCATAATGTCTTTGTTGGAAATATAATAACTCTTTAAGTATTTATCAATATATGCAAAAATTAGTACCAATTACGCGTTTAGGAAAATTCTTTGGTGGTGAAGACTATGCCTTGGATATTGGTATGGGTGAGGAGTGGTTATTGGGTGATATGAACTTCACAGTTATTCTTTATAGAATTGATAGATACAAGACTAAAACAGATAGTGTATATGGTGAAGTATTGGAAGACGGTATTCAATTCATGGCACCTGTTGAACTTAAGGGATTGGTTCAAATTATGGCACCACAAAACAAACTTCTCGGAAATTCTAAGATTAAACAAGATGAGCCAGGTAATATGAAATTTTCTATTTACCAAAAAACTCTTGAGGATATGGACGTTAATATTTTTATGGGTGATTACTTTGGATATTATGAAACAGAGGATAGGGTTAGATATTATACTGTTATTGATGACGGACTTGTTAGGTCTGATAATAAACACACTTACGGTGGTTATAAACCATTCTACAGAACGGTTACGGCTACTTGGGTAAGTGAAAATGAATTTAGAGGAATATAATGCCATTACCTAAAACACAAGTTAAACCTACATTACCTTTGGTTCCACAGAAGACTCTTTATTCAAGAAGAGAACAGTTGTTGGAATATATCAACAAAGATGGAACTTATTTACCTAAATCTGTTTTACATGCTGATTTGGATAGAGGTATGTTAGATTTTGTAAAAGGGGATTTAAAAGTTGTTACTGCGGGAAAAATTGTTCCAATGGTTGATATTATTGTTACCACTCAAAATTGGTCTCAATATGTTGAAACAGCTCAATTTGTTGATTTAGATAATAATCCATCTCCACCATTTATTACTGTTGTTAGAAGTCCTGAAGTTAAGTATGGTACAAACCCATCACTTCAATATACAATTCCAAATAGAAAACAATTCTATTATGCCTCAGTTCCGACTTGGAATGGAAATGAACAAGGTATGGACATTTATACAATTCCTCAGCCAGTTCCTGTTGATATCAATTATAGTGTTAAGATTATTTGTAATAGAATGAGGGAATTGAATGAACTTAACAAGGTTGTAATGCAAAAATTTTCATCAAGACAAGCGTATACCTTTATAAAAGGTCAATACGTTCCAATCATTTCAACTAACATTTCCGATGAATCTCAAATGCAAATTGATAATAGAAAATACTATATTCAAAATTACGATTTTACAATGTTAGGTTATCTTATTGATGAGGCAGAATTTGAAGTTAAACCCGCAATTGCTAGAGTTCTTCAAGTGATGGAAATTGACACATCAACACTAAAAAAGAAAAAGAATCAGTTTCCTGAAAATCCAGATGAATTCTTAACTAATTTTTTATATGTGGTTGGTAATGATATGTTGGTTGAAAGAATTGATTTTACCGCAAATATGGAATTTGTTAAATCAAGTAACATATCTTCATACGATGTTTACATCAACGACGACTATTACGGAACAAATGTTCAAAAAATTCAAATAACAACTAATGATGTCTTAAGAATTGAAGTTACTAAAGAAAATATTTCAAATGACGCAATTATTCAATTTGATAGTAAATTAGTTTAATCTTCCCCGTAGATATCTTTTTTTTCTTTACACTTTTCAATTATTAAATTCTCAATGAATTTATAAATTTTGATACCTCTCTTGTCACAATACTTTTTCAGTATCTCATGTGATTCAGGGGATATTTTTAGGTTCTTTATTTCTTTCTTTGTTCTCATGGTAGAAAAAAGGCAGAATTAATTCATACCGTTTACAAATACATATCTAAAAGTCAAGTTTTTTGTGTTAGTATTGAATATTTATCATTAAAATAAATCTGCAAAGAATAATTTAATAATGGCAACAGCACAAGTTAATCAAAAAGTATTTGTATCCCCAGGTGTTTATACATCTGAAACGGACTTATCGTTCGTGGCTCAGAGCGTGGGTGTTACAACATTAGGTTTAGTAGGTGAGACTATAAAGGGTCCCGCTTTTGAACCTGTCTTTATAACAAACTATGACGAATTCCAAGCCTACTTCGGTGGTACAGAACCTGTCAAGTTTGTGAATACACAAATCCCACAATATGAGGCTGCGTATATCGCAAAATCTTATTTACAACAATCTAACCAATTGTTTGTTACGAGAGTATTGGGTCTTTCTGGTTATGATGCGGGTCCATCATGGAGTATTAGAACAACAGCTAATGTTGACCCAACAACAATTGGATTAGAAACAAATGTTGGTCAAGCTTTCTCTATAGATTTCAGTGGAAATTCTACAGGTGATACGTTTAATTTTACAACACCTGATGCGGTGTTTGATAGTTATATCACACCAAATCTTTATGTTCAATATACAATGAATAATGGTGATACATCTAATTTATTTACTGATTTTTCAGGTGAGATTAATGGTGTGGCACAACAACCATCATTATCCGCAACAACAGTTGCTTTCTATGGTGCAATACCTGGTTCAGACTATTGGCCAATTGTTACACAATATAGTAATCAAATTAACGAATATCTTTGTGACACTAATAACTTAGAAACAAACGATTTAAGTTCTAATAATAATGATGCTTGGTTTTATGCTAACTTTGACAATTATTCAGGTAATGATTATTCAGGTTACTCTTTCTATTATTCAGTAACAAACTTAGTAACGGGAGCGACAGGAAATTATACAGGTACAATTGAAGGTAATGTTTATACTTTTTCAGGAACTGCATACTCTGAATTTAATAACATGGTGATTGCAACACTTCGTTCAAGAGGTATTTCACTTTATGCGAATAGTTCTACTGGTGATGAACACGGACCAATTTATGAAGTTAACTCAGGGGGAACAGTTGCAGGTTTAAGTGCACTTACAATGGTTTGTAGTGGACAATATTCAGGAGTAACTCAATCACCTTATGAAACTTTCTTATTATCGGGTGTTACTAAAGATGGCAATAACTTCCAATTAGAATCTTCGTTATCTGCGGCGTCTTCAAAGTATATTACAAAAGTATTAGGTTTAGACAACTTTGGTAAATCAAGATTTGAAACTCCAATTTTTGTTGAGGAAATTTATCCTGGTACTTTAAACTATGCATACAATCAAGGTTATATTAAAGGTTTAAATTGTGAATTAGTTGGATTACCAAGTGCTAGAAGTAGAAGTGCTTCATCAATCGCGTGGAATTTAGAAAAATATCAATCACCCGAAACACCATTCTTGGTTTCAGAATTAAGAGGTAACAAGGTTTACAGATTATTTAAATTTATATCAATCTCTGACGGAGATTCTGCAAACGTTGAAATTAAAGTTTCAATCGCTAACTTATCGTTCAATAACATGAGTTTTGATGTTTTAGTTAGAAACTTCTTTGATACAGATGCGAATCCTGTTGTTATTGAAAAATTTACAAACTGTAACATGGACCCAGCATCAAATAATTTTGTGGCTAAAAAAATTGGTTCATCTAACGGAGAATTTGCACTTATTTCAAAATATATTATGATTGAATTAGCTGATGAATATCCTATTGATGCATTACCTTGTGGTTTCTACGGTTACACACAAAGAGAATATGCTAGTCCTAACAATCCATCACCATACCCTAAATTCAAAACAAAGTATTATTATCCAGGTGAAGTAATTGCTAATCCTCCATTTAATAGTCCTTTTGGTGGTCCTAATTCTGTTGAGTCTCCAGGTAATATTGTTAGAAGAAGTTATTTAGGATTTTCAACTGAATATGGTATTGACGAATCATTCTTAACTTATAAAGGTAAACAAAATCCACAAGCGGGTTGGGAAGTTGCAACAGATTCAATTCCTTGGAATGTCCTTTCAAAAGGATTCCATATGGATTCAGGTGCAACTGTTGTAACAATTGGTAATGTATATGAAACAAGTGGACAAACTGCATTTGAGTGTGGAGTGGCAGATTTCAGAAATGACCCAGAAACTCAAGTAAATCCTTACTATTATATCTATTCAAGAAAATACACAGTATGTTTCGCGGGTGGATTTGATGGATGGAACATTTATGAAGAATCAAGAACAAATACCGATAGATTCCAATTAGGAGCTACAGGGTATTTGGCAGGTGCTTATCCTGAATCAAGATATCCTACAGCAACAGGTGATGGTATGTTCAAGAGAATTATTGTACAAAATAATACTCAAGACTTTGCAAACACTGACTACTACGCTTACTTACTTGGTATTTTAACATTCGCAAATCCTGAAGCTACAAACATTAACGTATTTGCAACTGCAAGTATTGATTATGTATTTAATTCAAACTTATGTGAGGCGGCAATTAACATGGTTCAGTATCAAAGAGCTGATTCTGTGTATATTGTAACAACACCTGACTATAACATGTATCTACCAGATTCAACTGACCCTCAAGCGATTATCTATCCACAAGAGGCTGTTGATAACTTAGATAACACAGGAATTGATTCAAACTATACAGCTACTTATTATCCTTGGATTTTAACAAGAGATACTGTGAATAACACACAAATCTATTTACCAGCAACTGGTGAGGTTTGTAGAAACTTAGCACTTACAGATAATATTGCATTCCCTTGGTTCGCATCAGCGGGTTATACAAGAGGTCTTGTAAACTCAATCAAAGCAAGAGTTAAGTTGACTCAAGAAGATAGAGATACACTTTATCAAGGTAGAATCAACCCAATCGCAACATTTGCAGACGTTGGAACTGTAATTTGGGGTAACAAAACACTTCAAGTTGCTGACACAGCTCTTAATAGATTAAATGTTAGAAGATTGTTATTACAAGCTCGTAAGTTAATTTCAGCTGTAGCGGTTAGATTGTTATTTGAACAAAACGACCAAGTTGTAAGACAACAATTCTTGGATAGTGTTAACCCAATCTTAGATGGTATTAGAAGAGATAGAGGTCTTTATGACTTCCGTGTAACGGTATCTTCTTCACCTGAAGACTTAGATAGAAATACTTTAACAGGTAAAATTTATCTTAAACCAACTAAAGCTCTTGAATTCATTGATATTGAATTCTTTATCACACCAACAGGGGCTTCATTTGAAAATATCTAATAAAAATAAGGGGGAGTTTATCTCCCCCATTTTTTAGCCAACAATGAGAACAAGAATAATAGAGGGATTTAAAGACGAAAAAACACCAGATTTAAAATATTATGCCTTTGATTGGGATGATAATATTGTTCACATGCCAACAAAAATAATTGTAAAAGATGAAGATGGAGAAGAGGTAGGTATGAGTACCGATGACTTTGCGGAACATAGACATCATATTGGTAAAGAAAATTTTAATTATAAGGGTCATACAATTGTTGGATTTGCAGAAGACCCATTCAGAAATTTTAGAACTGATGGAGATAAGGATTTTATAATAGATGCAATGAAAGCCACAGAAGGACCTGCGTTTGATGATTTTAGAGAAGCAATTAATAGTGGTTCAATTTTTTCAATTATTACTGCAAGAGGTCATAACCCCAATACATTAAAACAAGCAATATACAATTATATCATTAATGATTTCAACGGAATCAGTAAAGATGAGTTAGTTAAAAACTTAAAAAAATATAGAACATTTTCAGGAGAGGAAGAGATGTCTGATAATGAGTTAATCAAAACTTATTTAGCTCTTAACAAATACCACCCCGTTTCTTTTGGAGACGAAAAAGGTGCATCTAATCCTGAAGAAGCGAAGGTTCGTGCGATGGATGAATTTGTGGACTATATAAAAGGTATGGCAGCAATACTTAATAAAAGAGCATTTCTAAAAAATGATATAGGTAATAAGTTTATACCAGAGATGCCTTCTATAGGGTTTTCAGATGATGACCCTAAAAACATAGAAGTAATGAAAAAACATTTTAAAGATAAACCAGATAATATAGTTAAAACTTATTCTACTGCTGGAGGAATTAAGAAGGAAGTTAAATAAGGATATTCTTTTTAAAAAACAAAGTAAAGGGAAAATTTTTTCAACACCACTATATTTATCAATTATAAACATAGAAACAAAAATTAAATAATATGGCTGATTTACTAATGAAAATGCCTCTTCCTTATGAGCCGAAACGTCAGAATCGTTTTATTTTAAGATTCCCGTCAAGCTTAGGAATTAATGAGTGGTTTGTAGAAAGTGCTGCAAGACCTCACATTACAATTAATGCTACTGAGATACCATTCCTTAACACATCAACATGGGTTGCAGGAAGATTCAACTGGCAAACCATTAACGTGGTGTTCAGAGACCCAATCGGACCATCAGCGGCTCAAGCTCTTATGGAGTGGGTTCGTCTATGTGCAGAATCAGTTACAGGTCGTATGGGATACGCGGCAGGATACAAAAAAGACATTGACATTGAAATGTTAGACCCAACAGGAGTTGTGGTTGAAAAATGGATTTTGTATGGTACATTTATGACAGATGTTAACTTCAATCAGTTAGCTTACAACCAAGACGGTTTAGCTACAATTGCTGCTACATTGAGAATGGACAGATGTGTGTTAGTATACTAATACTCTTTATAAAAAATTATTAACCCTTATATTTAACCGTATAGACATAAACTATACGGTTAATTTTTTTATATGCAAGACCAATCAAGAGAATACGGACAGAAAGACTTTTCACTTCCACATGACGTGGTTCCTTTACCATCGGGTGGAGTGTTCTACAAAAATAAAAAGAAATCATTAAAAGTGGGTTATTTAACCGCCGCTGATGAGAATATCTTAATGGGTGGGGTTGCCGATTTGGCAGTTAACTTATTAAGAGCGAAGGTTTACGAACCAGATATTAGAATAGAAGATTTATTGGAAGGAGATATTGAAGCGATTTTAATCTTCTTAAGAAACACTTCTTTCGGACATGAAATGGTTGTAAATCTAACAGACCCAGCTACAAGAAAACCATTCCAAACAACGGTTGATTTGGGTGTGTTAAGTATTGTTGAAGGTCAAAAACCAAACGAAGATGGTACATTTTCATTAATGTTACCAAAGTCTCAAACTTCAATTAAAGTTAAACCATTATCATATGGTGAAATAATGGAAATTGAAAAAATGGCTGACTCATACCCACAAGGTAGAGTTGCACCAAAAGTTACTTGGAGACTTACAAAACAAATTGTTGAATTGAATGGTTCACCTGACAAATCAGAAATTGTTAAATTTATTGAACAAATGCCGATTGCCGATTCCAAATTCTTGAAAAAGTTTATGGATGAGAATGAACCAAAATTAGATATGAAGAAAACAGTAACAACCCCATCAGGAGAATTGCTAACGGTTAACGTTGGTTTTGGGGTGGACTTTTTTCGCCCTTTCTTCTGATTATAGGAAAAGTCAATTAGATGAATTCTACTATTTGACCAAGTTATTGAATATCTCTTACAATGACTTTTTACAAATGCCGATTTTCACAAGAAAATATTTATTAGATAAATGGATTGAAGAAAATAAAAAAGACTGAATTTTCAGTCTTTTTGTATTTATAAGAAAAGTTAATATATGGCTGGCGAACAAAATCCTCTTGATTACTTTAAAGAACTCACCGATAAAATGGATGAGTACCGTAAGAATGCATTGTCCGCATTTTTTACAGATATTACTAGAGCTATTACTGACTTGGATGTTTACGGTGGAGCAATCAATAAAGCTTTCGGTGAAACAAGGCAAAGGATTGGTGATATTAAAACCGCCTTGGCGGATGCCACCCCTCGTATTGATAGACTCGGTGGTGACCTTATAGCTGCTCAACAGGCAATTTCTGATATTGCAGTTGAAAGTAGAAGAAACATTATTGCTACAACTGAACAAACAGAAAAACTTTACGCCGCGTCTAAGGTAACTGAACAAAGTATTAGAACTTTAGTAAGTGGTTTTGCTGACGTGGGTGTAGGAGTTGCTCAAATGTCAAAACAAATTGAGGGTTCAGTAAATTATATTCAAAGTATTGGGGGTAATACAAAAGAGGTTTTTAAAGTTGTTACCAGCAACATGGACCAACTTAATCGTTATCAGTTTGAGGGTGGTGTACAAGGATTAACAAAAATGGCTGCGCAAGCTTCAATGTTAAGGTTTGATATGAATACAACCTTTAATTTAGCTGATAATTTATATAAACCTGAAAGAGCGATTGAAGTTGCGTCAGCATTTCAAAGATTAGGGTTAGCCGTTGGTGATTTGGCAGACCCGTTCAGGTTAATGAACGATTCAATTAATAATCCACAAGGAATACAGGATAGTTTGGTTAACGTTGCGAAACAATTTACTTATTTAGATAGTCAAACAAAAACATTTAAGATAACACCTGAAGGGGTTATAAGACTTAAAGAACTTCAAGAACAAACTGGTGTAAACGCTAATGAGATGATGAAACTTGGACTAGCAGCTAAAGAAGCGGATGCAAGGCTTTCAGCGATTAGTTCTATTGGTTTAAACGTTAAAGAAGAAGACAAACAATTACTTTCAAACATTTCTAGAATGGGTGATGGTGGTGAATATGAAATTAGTGTTAAAGACAGTGCTACAGGTGAAAGACGTTGGGAAAAACTTACAAGTGTAAGTCAACAACAATTAGAGGCAACACTTAAGGAACAAAAAGAAGCTCCAAAATCATTAGAAGAAATTGCTAGGTCTCAATTAGATTATAGTGAAATGGTTGCTGGTGATGTAAGAGCAATCTACCATGGATTTATGTATGGATTTGCTAGTAATCAAACAATCAATAAAGAGGTTGAGGGTGGAAGAAAATTAACTGATGCAATCACTAGTACTCTTTCTGATTTTTACGGAAAAACAACAAGTGGAAGACAAATGTCATCAACAGCTATTGGTGACTTCAAACAATTTTTAAAGGATATGAATGACCCTAATAAAGGTCTTAGAGAGGCTAGTGCAACTTTATTAGAAACCGCGGACAAACAATCACAAAAGTTCGGTTCAGAATTTAAAGAAGGTGTTCAAAAAGCTCTTGGTCAAATGATAGGTAAACTTGAAAATGGCAAATCAGAAACAGAATTGGGTGGAAAAAAACTTTTAGAAGGATTAATGGGTAATAATTTAAAACCAAGTATTGATGGTGGAAAATTCTCAACCTATAATGCATTAATGGGTGGTAAATCAGACCCAATAGATTTGGGTAGTAAACGTTTCCCAATGAAAACGCCAGGTGATGGAACATCAACAACCACAAATACCAAAACTACAATAGATGTGGGTGGTAAAATACAAGTAGAGTTTACTACACCTAATGGAAGTGAATTGACAAAAAAAATGTTAGATGATTGGGCAAACAGTCCACAAACTAAACAATATTTCATGAGTTTAACCGCACCACAGAACCCAACAAAGGCTCCAAACCAAACAACTTACGGTAATTAAAAATTAATGACTAACCTATTTATATAAAAAGAAATTAATGCCAAGTCCCTTAGATTTAGTTAACTCAGAAGCTTTTAGGAAAAAACTAATTGTTAAGAACCTGGTACCTTATGCGAAAGCACCTAACAGACCTACACCCCCAACTAACTACGAGTATATTCAATCCGATGGTTCAGTTGTTGATAGTCCTGATGTATTAATTGACGAACCTTCATTTGCTAACAAATTATATCCTTTAAACGAGTGGGGAGCTGAAGGTGGATATAGACAAGTTCCTGACCCTAATGGTCTTTTAAATAGTATTTCAAACCAAGGTGAGTATGGTCCTGGTCAACAAGATGCTCATATACTTGACCAAGGTATTGTTGAAGCCAAGAATTGGAAAAAGGTTAATGCATACTCCAACGGAGGACAAGGTGTTTTAGACGCGGGTGAATTCATTTCAAATCAAAACCAAGGTGGTATCACTGCATCATTACAGTTATATAATAACCAACCATACCCAACAACGTTTAACCCATCAAGTTATCCTTCAATCGGAATTTTATTATCACCAGACCCACAAGGTAGTAATGGTTTATTAAGTTCTGATTCATATATTGCCCGTTTAGGTGCTCAAGTTCTAAAGAAAGAATTTGAAAACAGAATTGCCGCTGAAATCAAAAGAAATACGATTGGTAGAGCCAATGTGTTTAATGTAAGAAGTGGAACCGACATTCTTAATTTAGTTACAGGTAGAGTTCCATTGATTGAACCCAACTACACAATCACAATACCTTCTAACCCCATATTAGCCGCTACAGATTTCGCTCTTAGACTAGCTGGTAGTATTTTACCTGTATCAACAATTCCAGGTTCTTATTTTGACCCTAACACGTCTTTAAGACAATCTACAACAATCCAACAGATGAACAACGCTTTCAGAGCAAGCACTGTTGGTAGATTCTTTAATAGGTTATTAGGTGGTGGACAAACAGGTTCACAAATCATGTATAACAACATGGGTGGCGGACAAAAATCAAGATTGTTTAATAACCTTGATTATAACAAATATAAGCCAAGTTTTGATAGAACTTTATTTGATAGATTAGGTGGGGCGATTGTTGGTTCAACAACGAATAATTCTAACTATTATGTTGGTTCATTATCTTCAGACCCATCAAGAGTGTTCTCGCCAGCAGGTGATATACCTGCAAACTCATATGGTATTGAACAACAATCACCAGTATATGGTCCATCAGAGTTGGCACAACTTTATGAAGGACCAAGTAGAGAAATTAGACTTGGTGCTAACGGACCAACCTATAGTAATGGTGGTGGTATTGAAGGTGGATTTACGTGGGTATCACCTAAATATAAAAACAATGCAGGTTTCGGTGTTGGTATTGGTGGTGCAATTTATAATCAAAACGCAGACTTCAAACCATCATCGTATAATTCAACAGAGTCAACGAACATCCAATTCAAAGGAGGTTCAATATTAGATAATACTCAAAGAATAATTGACAGCCAACCACAAGGTGGAAAAAGATTACAACACGCGGGAAATGCAATTGACCAAGTTAGTAAAGTATTCAACGATGGGTATAAAGAAATGACTAAAGGTTCAAGAGTTATTAAATATACAGGAGAGATTGGACAAGAGGTTGGTACGGAATATTGTAGAGTTTTTGCTAAAGACATCCCTTATTTACAATACAACGACTTACAAAAAGTTGACGGTATTACGGTAAATGGAAGAAGATTTTCTAATTCGGTTTTGGACAACACATATAACTTAAACATTTATCCTAACAAACAAGAGGGTGGACAAAGTTCAACTAACCTGATTAACGGACCTGGTGGGTTAAGTACAAATGTTGGTTATGCTAAAAAGTACATGTTCTCAATTGAAAATTTAGCTTGGAGAACTTCAAATAGTGCAAGGGGATTTTCAACAAATGATTTGGCTCTTTGTGAGAGAGGTCCTAATGGTGGTAGAGTTATGTGGTTTCCTCCATACGGTTTAACATTTAGTGAAAACGTTTCAGCGAACTGGAACCAAAGTGAATTCTTAGGAAGACCTGAACCAGTGTATACATACAAAAACACATCAAGAGGTGGAACATTACAATGGAAAATAGTTGTTGACCATCCATCAATTTTGAACACAATTGTGGATAAAGTTTTGGGTAACGAAACAAATAAGACAAGAGTTAATTCTATTTTGGATTCGTTCTTTGCAGGATGTAGAAAATATGATATCTATGAGTTGGCTAAGAAATATTATACAATCAATCCAAATGATTTGTATCTACTTCAAACGGCTATCACTTCAAAAGATTTAACAAGAGAACAACTAATCACATCAAAACAAACGATTCAAACAGGATTCAATGCGCCAAATTCGGGGGCAGACTCAATAAGTCAGGCAACAACCGCAGATAATAAATATTGGGAAAAATACACACAGCTTGGAGTTTATTTTGCGAATGATTATCCGAAAAAAGGAAGTGTTACACCATATAGTAATCAATATTCAATATACGAAGGTCAAAAAAATACATATGTTCAAAAATCAACATCTACTAATAATTTAACAGAATTTTTTAATACAGTTGTTGAAACAAATTATAGTGCGATGCAAATCTTCATTGAAGATATTGCTAAACAGTTAACACAAAATACTCAAGGAAATTTAACGGTAACTCTCAACGCTAGTTGTTCTGCACCACAAACAAATTCGTATAATAAAGAACTTGCGACAAGAAGAATTGCATCGGCAAGAGAATATTTTGAATCAGCTAATTCACTAAAGGATTTTATAAAGAGTGGTAGATTAAAATTTCAAGAACCAAATGCGAAGGATATCTTAGGTGAGGATGCGGTTGTACCAAAATCTCCAAAAATATTAAGTGGAATTCTTACATCAAACGATGTGAAAGGTAATTATAGATGTACAGACAACCCCGTTGAACCACCTAGTAAAGATGTTGTTGGTGGTGATACACAAGTTGGTGCTAAAGAAATATATACGGTAGGTGCGATGGCTTGTAGAAGAGCGGTTATTAGTTCAATAAACTCAACACTTAGTCAACCACAAACAGAACCAACACCTAATTACACAACAGTAACTACTGACCAAATTGTTACAAAAACATTCAAAACTCAAGAACTTGAAAGAACTTGGAAACCAAGAGACAATATCACTAAATTTGTATTAAGACAATTTTTATCTGAGTGTGATTATTTTGAAACAATTAAGGAACAAACACCAATGGTGTTTGATAACCTTAAGGAGAAACTTAAGTTCTTCCAACCAGCTTTCCACTCAATGACACCTGAAGGTCTAAACACAAGATTGACATTCTTACAACAATGCATGAGACCAGGAGACACAATTCCAACAATTAAAGATATTGGAGGAGCTCCTGTATTGCAATATAATAATGCAACAAACACCGCATTTGGCGCACCACCAGTATTAATTTTAAGAGTTGGTGATTTTTATAATACCAAAATTATACCAACATCTTTGGCTTTTACATATGAAGATTTGGATTTAAATCCTGAAGGTATTGGTGTTCAACCAATGATTGCAAATGTAACCTTGAGTTTTAATTTTGTTGGTGGAAGCGGATTAAAGGAATCAATTGATAAGTTACAAAATGCGTTAACATTTAACTATTACGCCAATACAGAAATTTATGATGATAGAGCTGATGTGACAGACAAAGAGGCGTTCCTTGATGTATTAGACAAAGAATTTTTGGGACAATCTGTACCACCAGCTCCACCAGCAATTAATCAAGCGGTACCAAATAGTGGTCAAAATAATAATAGTACTATAGGTTCAATCTTAACAAGTAACGTAACAACAACAATTGAGACAGGTACAATATCGTATTCCGACTTCATGAATGGTGTTATTACACAAACACAAAACTATTTTACAAACGTTGTAAATAAAAACAAAGAGGTTTTATCTCAGTATAATAATGCGATGAGACAAGAGTGGATGTTATCTAGAGATTATTTCAGAGGAAATTTGGTTGGATTAACACAAGTTGATACAGAAAAACAAATAGAAATTTTTGGTAAACCAAGTAATATACAACAAAGAGTTGATACAATATTTGATAATTTATCATTTGACATTTCACAGGGAGAAGATAGCTTTATACAATTCATTTCCAAGACCGAAAAACAATTTTCCCCAAGATTAATTCAAACTGTAAAGGATAATTATAAAAATTTCTTGAAAGATAAGAAGTCATCTTATTTATCACCAATTTTTAAGATAGTACAAGATTTAACAACTGTTGAACAATCATATATTCAAACAATGGCAAGAATGAATATTATAGGGTTTGATGGAAAAGGAGATAAAACAACAGGTACAGATGGATTACAGGCAAAATCTGGACCTGTAAGAATTTATGTTATATCAGACACAGACAAAGCGCCTGGTACATTGAATACAATGATAAGCGACATTAACAAAATAAGAGATGGTCTTGTTCAATTTAATGTAATAACAACCCAAGATTCAAAATTTATTTATGTTGGAGATAATAAAGAATATACCTCTCAATTGGTACTTCCTGTTGAAGCAAGTGGTTCTGTTTCGTCTTATAAAGATACAGTGGAAAAAAATGTATTTACTCCTTTCAGTAACACAGAAGATTTTAATAAAGCACCATTTAAAAGAGCTTATATGATTTTATCTAATGATGTTATTGATGCTAAAAAATACGAAGCATTCAAAAAAGCTTTAATAGGTAATATTATTGGTAATCAAGCAATAATTGGAAAAAATTCAATGGATGATATTGAGAAACAATTTGATGCTTATTGGCTTACACAAGCTAAACCTCAATTTGTTACAGAAAATAATATTGCTAAAGAATTTATTAATGATATTGAGAAAAATAAATTGAAGAAATTTTTGGTATATACACCATACGATAAAAAAGAAAGAGTGTTAAATTATACGACAGATACTAATAATGAAACTGCAAATACAAAAACAGCTCAAGAAACTTTAATTAAAGGTTTGGGAGCGTCAACAAACATAAACGCAAATACACCAACACTTTGGAATAATTTAGTAGGAAGTGTTTACGGAACATATGTCTCAAAAGCAAAACTTAACTAATGGCATTTCAATATTGGAACAGATATAGTCAATTCTTAATCAACGGACAACAAACCGTTGTTCCTTATGTGCTGTTACCTCAAAAGGGTACGGACAAAGCATATATCTACAAAGTTGCTAAGAGTAGATTAGATAGAGTTTCCCAAGAGTATTATGGTACACCGTATTTTGGTTGGTTAATATTACAGGCAAATCCTAGATATGGTGGTCTTGAGAATAATATCATTGATGGTGCAATATTGATTATTCCATTTCCGCTACTACCATCTCTACAGGATTATAAGGCGGCAATAGAAAATCATTTTTATTATTATGGCAGGTAACATTAGAGCAGACAATAACGGAGACATTTTTGTTGAATTTGATTACAACAATATCATTGTGGTTGACCCAAACAAAACAATTGATGTTAATGGAAAAATTCAAGAAAGATTAGTTGACCATGAAAGCTTAGTCATGTATGCCAACTTGGAAGCTGACATGTTGCCAAGAACTAAATTAGCTGTAGGAGGTGCACCAAACGATAGAATCAGAACTATATCTGTTGCAAAAATTAATTTTTTAAAGCCAACAAAAAATTCTTACTTAGGTAGTGGTTATTATGACCAACTAACAGGTAAAAACTCGACCAAATTTAAAGGAGAAAATCAAATGTTTTCTCAAACGGTAGTTCCTCCAGACGGTTCAGGACCTTACGTTGTAGATAGACCAGCAGATTTAACTAATATTGTGGATAATGGATTGTTGGGTATTACACAAATTACAATACAAACAACTAGTTCGTTTATCCCAACGGTTAGAATTGAATTAGAAGATGTCCAAGGAAAAGCTTTATTTGAATTAGGAAACAACTCACCATATGCTGCGTTTTTTAATTTACCGTACCCTCAATTTAATTTAACACTAAAAGGTTATTATGGTCAAGCAATAAGATATGTGTTAAACCTTGAAAAATTTAATGCTAGATTCAATTCGTTTAGTGGAAATTATCAAGTTAGTTTAGAATTTAAGGGATACAAGTTTAATATCTTGAATGAAATTGCTATGGGACACTTATTGGCTTTACCACACATGTATAGTCAAAACTATAATGTTGCGGAAACACCAGTTGGTCCTCAACAAACAAACAAGTCTGTGGAAGCTCAAGGAAAAACACAAGTAGGACAAGTAAAAAATAATGCATCAGGAACAGAATCGTTAACGGTTCAAGTTACATCAAACAAAGGATATCAAAAAATTATTGAAGTTTACGGCGAGTATAAATCAAAAGGTTTAATTGCTCCTGATTTTCCTGAATTGACATTAATGCAATTAGTTAACAAACTTGAGAACCTTGAAAAAATAATCTCAGAATCATTTAATAAGGCTGAAGTAGAACCGTTAACTAATATTAGAACGTATAAAGAATACCTACAGGAATATTTTAATATTATTAGAGGAGATGGTAACTCTTGGTTTACCAAATATATGAACCCAAGACCTATTATTTTAGTTAATAAAGAAAGAGTTTATGTTTTCAATAAGTTGGATTTGACAGAAATAGATAAGGGTGTTGGGCAATTAAAAAATGATATTGACGTATTCAATAAGTATTTAGCTGCGAATCCTACATTGGGTGTTGGTGGTCCAGCAAAAATACCAAATCCAATTAAATATGAAACAATTGTTTATGATAAAATAACCTTGAATGGAATAGATTGGATTGCAACTGCTGCTGCTCAATATGGAATATCTCCACCTTCACAAATACAAATTGATGAAGTCACTAACCAATATAGTAAATTAACAATTCCTGTTATTACTAAAGACTCAAAGGGTAACCTTATAGATGAAAGACCAAAGTTTTTTATATTTGAAGGTGATGGTAGATTTGATAAAACAATAGCATCTATAGATTCTCAAGCAACAAAAAAATTACAAGAATACGAATCAAAAATTAGTGCTCAACTTCTAAAAAAATTGGAAGATAAGACTAAGGGACTTGGATTCAGACCAACGGTTAGAAATATGATGGCAGTAATTATGGCATCGGCAGAGGCTTTTGTTAGATTATTAGATGATGTTCACACAAATGCTTGGAGTGTTAAAGATGACCCTATTAGAAAATCTGCAATTTTAAATAATGTATCCTCAGCGCCAAGTACTGAAACTATTGACCAAGTTGATACTAATCCATTTTTGGATATGCAATTAAATATTGAAGAAACATTAGACCCTTCAAAAATACCTGTATATCCATGGCCGTTATTTTTTGTTGAAACACCCGAAGATAAAAAGGGTAGATTCCAATTAAAGTATATTGGAGACCCATCAGTATCTCAACAAACTCAAGGGTATTTGTTTGATAAATGGCCTGAGGTTGAATTTGTTGAAGAATATGTTAAAGGTATTACTAAAAAGTTTAATGTTCCTCAATCACCTGACACATTAGAAAATGAGAAATACACAAATATTTTAAATATAAATGCGATTGAGTTTCCTTCATTCGGATTAGCCTATTTGAACAAAGAGGAATTAAAATTCTTCTATGAAATATGGGAAAGACAATTTATTACTTCACATTACTCTGGTCTAATTAGGGCTAATGAAAATCAGATTAATGATTTGATAACTCTTAATACGGAAACCGAGGTGAATAATATTGTTGAAAGTATTAATGTGTCAGCACCTTATTTGAGTTTCAAGTTAAAAAACTATAATTTAACTGCAGCAAACTATGTTCAAAATTTAGAAAACTTTTCAAATGGCGGAACAGGTAAGTCGTATCAAGATTTCATTAGAGATTTTTATGTTACACCATATTTGAAAGCTTTGGTGGATAACCCAACAAGCATATTAAGTATTTTAGATTTGGGTCAAGTACCTCAAACAAATACATCATCACCAGCCCTTAGACAATTATTAAGTGTTGCTACCAATGATAAATTAATTGTTGATGTATTACCATTTTCAAACCCAACATGGTGTTTGAATAACATGAGTGATGGTGGTACAACACAAAATAATGAGGTCTATAATACCAAGAAAACCTTAACTGTGTTTGAACCAAGAAAGATTATTGCAAATTTTAATGATGTTTATGATTTTAAAATAAACAGACCAGTTACAAATTTTTCATTTTTAAATCCGACTAACCCAACTCAATTAGCTCTTTCGTCATATAACGGAACTTATAGTTTAAAAGATTTTTATGCAACACAAAAAACAGAGGTTTTAGTTGCAACTGAAGGAGAAAAATATGGATTATCGCCAGCGCAAATATTAGAACTCAGAACAACAACATCAATGTTGAATACACCTTATTTTGTTAATGCGATTCAAAAAGGGGTTGATGGGTTGAGAAGGAGTACTAAATATCCTTTCATTGAGGCTGCTTATCTATTCTTAAATTCTTTACCGTTGGCAACATTAAGAGAAAGATATAAGACACTTGATGGTACAACAACAACTGATTTAGATTATATAGCATCTTGTTTCAATAAGTTTGGTGCCATACATAAATTACCATACGCTTGGATGTTAAAAATGGGTTCAATTTGGTACAGATATAAATTATACAAACAAACGGGTAAAGACATTCTAACCGATGTTTGGAAAAATTTTGACTATAAAACAAATTATAGTCCAATATTAAAGTCAGAAATACAAACATATGATTTTGTATATAATGGAAACCCAAATAGTATTGTGTTACAAAATGAAACCACATCTGATATTCAAATACAAACTGGATTTTACCCAAAATTGATAAACGACTTTAATAGGTTTTATAACGGATTTGAACTTTATTCAACATATTCTAGTATTGAAATACAAAGTAGTATTAATTTAGGGATGAAAGTTTGTAAGTTCCCTGATTCGGCAATTAGTGCGGCTCAACAAGGAACCAAAACTCTTAACCTTGATACATGGTCGGTATTACTTCCAGACTTTGTTGATTATGATGTTACTTGTAATCCTAATGATAACACAAATGGTGTATTATATTATGTTGTTCCATCATTTGGTTCTCAAATTAATCAGACGTATAATGAGTGTATTGGGAAAAAACCAACAACCAATCAAACTATTGTAGACTTAACTAACAACTCATCAATGTATAATGGTTCAGTAAGAACACTATGGTCAACACCAAACTTTGGTTATTTTGATAATAATCAAGTTGTAATGCCAACACCATATCAATACATTAACTATATTAACCCTAAAGAAGAAAAGCAAGCACCATTTAAACTTTTATCAACAATTGATTATTCATCTATAGAAGAAATTTTTTCTGTATTTGAAAAGAGTAGTTTAGATAAATTTGAACAAGAGTTTTTAAATTTCTGTAAACCAATTACGGATGCTGATATTATTCAATCTGAGGCTCAATACAATACTACTACGACAAATATCAATGCTAATTTTAGAAATTTCCAATCATTGATGAGAAGTATTATGGTGGTACCTAAACCAACAACAGGACAAAATAATTTAGAATACTTTACATCATCAATAACAAATCAAAACGGAACTTTTCAAAATGAATTGAAGGCATTTTTACAATATGATATTTTATTTAGAAATGGTAATCCGTCAAAATATAGAAGAAGAGTTTTTGATTCTTATTTGTCTTATCTATCATCACCAGTTGTTACAGACCCAATATCATTTGAACCATACATTCAAGGTTCTTTACCAACAGCAGGTGGAACCGTTTTATTAAGCCAATCAAAACTTGCCAATCCAAAGGCTTGGTTCGCTCTTGAAACTGAAGTTGGTTTCTCAACAATTAATAATGTTGAATATAGTTCAACTGGTTCATATATCACCGACTTCTTCGTTCAAAATAATATTAGATTTACTGAGGCAAATGTTGTTATTTTAGCCCCACTAATTAAAATGTTCGCAGCAAGAAAATTAGAAAGCCCTCAATTAACACCAGCTCAATTTAAAAATCAATTGTCACTTTATCTTCAAAAAGAAGAGAATTTTCAAAATAACTTATTAGGTTTAGTTTTGTCAGGTGTAAGAAATAAATTACCAATACAACAACAATTACCACAAAAGGCAATACCAAGTGCGGTTAGTGGAGAACAACCTAAAGTTGAACTTTGGGAAACATTCAAGGCTATAAATGATAAGTGGATTGCGGGTGATGACTTTAGAACAAAAACTTTATTTGAAGATATGTTGTTTTTGGATAGAGCGTCAAGAAACATCGGAGATACAATTCTAATAGATATTTTTGATATTCAAGGAATGCTTGATAAAGATTCTTTAAATAATGCGATGAGTGTTTACAGTCTTGTTGCAAGTATCTTAATCAAGAATAATTTCGTGGTTATGAATCTACCTGCGTATGTTAATTTTTATAATGTACAAGATATTGATGGCACTGAGGTACCACAAGCGGAAGGTTCATTAGAGTTTGCGAATAATATGTGGGGTACGTTTTTAGATGTTGATTATAGAAAATCTAGCCCAAAGATGGTTTGTTTTTATTCTCCAAGACCGTCAAATTATTTGGCCCTACCTAAAGGTAATTTTAGATTCAGAGATGATTCATTTGAGTTAAGAAGAGCTTCTGAAAATCCGTTAATTGAAAATCAACAAGGTAAAAAAGATTGGGGATTATCAAACAAATGTGTTGGATTTAATGTTGATATTGGAACAAGAAATCAAAATATATTTTATTCATTTAGTGTTTCACAAGATAATGGGCTTGCGACTTCTGAAGCAATTAACACTTTAATTAACATGACCAACAATGCAACAGGTAAAAATGTTGCAACACAAAATGCCAGTTTGTATAACATCTATAAGCAAAGAAGTTATAAGGCAACGGTAACTTGTTTGGGTAACGCAATGTTACAACCATCAATGTATTTTAACCTTAGACATGTTCCCATGTTTAATGGACCTTATATGATTTTGGATGTACAACACCAAATTCAACCAGGAAATTTCCAAACTAGTTTCACAGGAGTTAGACAAGGTATATACGATTTACCTGCGATAGATAATTTCTTACAAAGTATTAATCAAAATCTATTAACCAAACTTTCAGAAATTTTAAAAATCAAAAAAGATATTCCAACTATTCAAGGTATTACTAATAATCAAAAAACTGCTCAAGTGGTTCAAAAAGCGGACAATACGGTAGATGCTTCAAATAGTTGTGTAAGTAATGTTGATGTTAATGCTTATCCTGATTATGTAAATGTCCCACCAAAACCAACATACATAAATCCACAAGAGTTTGCGAATAAATTAATTGCATTATTACCAGGAAAAGAGGCACTACAAGCGGTTATATATTCAATATCATATGTTAGAAGTTATGTTAAAAATAGTGGAACAAAAGGTAATAGTCAATTTAATGGATTTAACAATAACTTTGGAGGTATTTCATTATATATTAATTGGGCACCAACAACAGAGTATTTTGTAAAACAATATTCTTGTATTAATGTAAAAGGAAGTGGGTTACCAAATGGAACATCAGAACCATTGGTAGGGTTTATTGATGTAGATTCGTATATTAAATTTATGGCGGCAAGACTTGAAAAGAATGTGCCAAGAATTTTAGACCCAGCCCAAACATCTGGTGGTTTACCACAATATTATGTTTGTAACTGGCCAAAAGAAAATGTTAGTGTTAGTTATTATCAATCCAATTTATCTTTATATACAGAAGTTAGAAATACATTTAAAGAAGCATTACAATCATGTGTTAAGGTCGGAATTATTAAAGAAGTAACAAGAAAAGAGTTAATTGCTGAGTTGAAAAAGGTTGAGGAAAAACTTAAACAAACAGGAGTTAAAACAACTCCAACACCAGTACCTGTATTGCCAGGACAAGTTTGTCCACCAGCCACAATTACAACATTCTCACCGTTAGTTGGAAATAAAGGAACTATTTTACAAATCAATGGAACAAACTTAGATGTTGTAACTAAGATTTTTATAGCAAATACTGAAATTGTTGTCAAAGATAACAACAATGTTACTATACTTAATAAAGAAACCTTAAGAGTAACTTTACCACAAATTGGGACGGGTATTCTCACAGAAGGAAAAATTAAACTTGTTAGTGGTGAATATGGTGAGTACCTTACGACAACATTATTCAAATACGACCCATCAGTTATCGCAGCTGAGGCGGCGTCTCCAGGTGGGTATGCGGGTAATAATCAAACCTCAACAGTTTCACCATCTATGAACTCTAATACTAATCCACAAAATACTGCACCTGTAACATTGGTTTCAAAATATGAAGCCAAATCTCCACCTGATGTAACTGATAAATTAACTGTTAGTGTTAATACAGATGCGGGTGTTTGGAATATTAAAAAGTTTGTTAAGATGACCGTTTCTGTGTTTAATAGAACAGTGGTAAACAACAACACAACTCAAACTTTAAAAACAACGGTTGAAACTACGTTATCTAATTATGTTGTTAATAATATTTTCGCAATAACACATGACAATATTAAAACACTTTTATTTGATACCCCAATAGTACCATTTAACACAACGCCAATAAAACCTGATGAGGTGGTATCAATTCAATTTGTGATTACCGCGGATGCGGTTGATAAGGTTAAATATCCTCAACCAACAATACAATCTTTTAACTTTGTTTATAATAAACCTGTAACAGATTCACCTTTGTCTCCTGCAGCTTTACTTGCATCAGTACTTAATGCTCAACCAGGGTCTTTGATTAGAGTGGGAGAAACTTTTAGTGGTGGTTTACCTGACTATAACGGAACATCATATTATAATGTTAAAAAACCTGCGGGTGGGTACATTACATTAAGATTTGTATGTCCAAATTTACTAACAATTAAATCACCTAATGTGGTTGCAATATCAAATTCAAATGACACGACAATTGTAATTACCAATGGTACTGATACAAAATACACGAATGTTATTGAAGTAAAAAATATAGGAACATTCCAAATGTCTATAGACTATACTTCAAGTGATTTGAAATGGACAAATCCAAATACTAATTCGGTTGAGTTAGTAACAGGAACTGTAACAAGTCCGCCTTTCACTTTATAGGATAACAATATATTTATATAAAAAGATTTTTATGAATTTAAAATCAGCATTAGACAATTACCTTGGAAAATCAGTAAGATATTCTGAGGAAGATAACGGAGATGGAACAAAACAAGTTTGTGATTTAGACACAGGCGATTGTTACACCGTTAGAGAAAGAGACGGTCTTATTGAAAGAGCGGGATACCAAACAACAATAAACAGAAAAGTTAGAGTTGAAACTTCAAGAGGAGTTAAAACATTATTAAACGGATAAAAAAATGAGTTTAGATAAAAAAATTATAAGCGAGATTGAAAGATACAGGAATATTAATAACTATATCTTGGAGCAAGCGGCAGCACCTCCACCACCAGATTTAGGGGCATTAGCTCCAGCACCTGGTGAAGTAGGAGCGGGAGCACCACCTCCACCAGCGCCAGCTGAAGGAATACCACCTGCAGCACCTGAAACACCTCAACCAATTGATATTGAGAATGACCCTGACGTTGAGAAGATTGACGATGAAGGAAATTCTGAAAAAAAGAAAGATGAGGGTAGTGGTACTGAAGAATTAGATATCACTGATTTAGTAGATTCACAAAAAAATATTGAAACAAAACAAGAAGAATATTTTCAAAATTTATTCAGTCAACTTTCAAACTTAGAATCTAAATTAGGTGAGATGGATTCTATTATGAACAAGTTGAATTCTCTTGAAAATAAAATAGAGAAATACAGAGAAAAAACTCCACAAGAAAAAATGGAATTAAGAACTTTGGATTCATATCCATTTAACCAAAAACTTTCCCAATTCTTTGATGACAAACAAGAAGATATGGAAAAGACTGGTAAACATGAATATGTATTAACTTCAGATGAAGTTGAAGATATTAACACAAGTGATATCAAAGGGTCATTCCAACCAGGAGGTGGCGATAGTTACGACAACGAATTTAAAAGATAAAAAAAGGGGACTGAAAAGTCCCTTTTTAATTTGACATATCGGGATTTCCCAATTATATTTAATAAACAATAAAACACTTAAAAATGAGTAATGCACTAGACGCCGTATTGGCACAGTATGAAAAAAATCAATTTGGGGGCGGGGCCCAATCAAAAATGTCGCAAGACGAAAGAATGAAAAAGTATTTCGCTTTAATCCTTGGGGATAAAGAGAAATCAGGTCAAAGGAAGATTAGAATTCTCCCTACACCAGATGGTTCTTCACCATTCAAAGAAGCTTGGTATCATGAAATTCAAGTTGGTGGTCAATGGCAAAAGTTCTACGACCCAGCAAAGAATAACAACGAACGTTCACCTTTAAATGAGGTTTACGAAGAGTTAATGGCAACAGGAAAAGAATCCGACAAGGAATTGGCAAAACAATACAAATCACGTAAGTTTTACATCGTGAAGGTTATTGATAGAGACCATGAAGAAGACGGACCAAAGTTTTGGAGATTCAAACACAATTACAAGAACGAAGGTATCTTGGACAAAATCATTCCAATTTGGAGAAACAAAGGTGATATCACTGACCCAACAGTTGGTCGTGACCTTATCATTGAATTGGCTAAGTCAAAAACTCCAAAAGGAAAAGAATACACAACCGTATCTGCAATTATGTATGAAGACCAAGGACCTGTTCACGCAGAAAAAGAACAATCAGACGCTTGGATTAATGACGAGTTAACATGGAACGATGTTTACTCTAAAAAACCTGTAGAATATCTTGAGGCAATCGCAAGAGGAGAAACTCCAAAATGGGATAGCGAAAAAGGTGGATATGTTTACGGAGACGCAACTGTATCTGAAGAAACAATTGGAGGTTCAAAATCAACTTCTAAGAAAGTTGAAGACCCACAAGCTGACGCTGACGTAGATTCGGATTTACCGTTCTAATTTTATAACCAAGGGTGGTGAAAGCCACCCTTATTTTTTTTCACATGAAGTTCAAAGAAGAAATAGACTTACAATTAAGAGATAACAAAACTTTATCTTATGAATTCCTAAGTCAACTAAAAGACAAGAATTACTTCTCAGGTAGAAGTAAACAAATCGGTGATACTGTTTTGTTTGGTATGTTGAGAGAAGACAGTAAAGAAGGTGAGTTACCAATCTCGTTAATTACATTTCATGAAGATGAGGTTGGGGTACTTTACGAAGAAGACAGCATATTTTACAACCAAAACAAAATAAATAAATTACCGAACATAAAAAGGATACAAAATGGCAATAAAGAAGAACAACTTTAATAAAGTTAAGGAGAAGTTTTCAACTTCCGCAAAATATAAGCCTCAAAGATTTCTTGACTTAGGTGGAGATTTCTTAGACGCGGTAGGTTTACCAGGACCAGCAATTGGACACTTGAATATGTTCTTGGGTCACTCAGATACAGGTAAAACAACGGCAGCAATTAAGGCGGCAGTTGATTGTCAAAAGAAAAAGATATTACCTGTTTTTGTTATTACAGAACAGAAATGGTCTTTTGACCACGCAAAACTTATGGGTTTTGAATGTGATGAGATTGTTGACGAACAAACAGGAGAAATGGATTGGGGCGGATTTTTCATCTTCAACAATAACTTCAGTTATATTGAACAAATTACAGACTACATCAACTCATTGTTAGATGCTCAAGAAAAGGGTGAATTAGACTACGAAGATGAGGATGGAGTACAATCACCAAGCTTGTGCTTTATATGGGACTCAGTGGGTTCTGTACCATGTAAGATGACCTTTGACGGTAAGGGTGGTAAACAACATAACGCCTCTGTATTATCAGACAAGATTGGTATGGGTATTAACCAAAGAATTTCAGGTTCAAGAAAGGCCGATTCTAAATGGGAGAATACTTTAATTATCATCAATCAACCTTGGGTTGAATTACCTGATAATCCATTTGGACAACCAAAGATTATGGCTAAAGGTGGAAACGCTGTATGGTTAAACTCATCATTAGTATTTTTATTTGGTAACCAAAAAGGTGCTGGTACAACTAAGATTACTGCAACTAAAGATAAGCGTTCTATTAAGTTCGCAGTTAGAAGTAAGGTGTCTGTGTTAAAGAACCACATCAATGGTTTAGGATTTGATGACGGTAGAATTATCGTTACACCACACGGGTTCTTGGCAGGAAAAGAAACAACTGAAGAAAAAGCTTCAATTGAAAAGTATAAGAAAGAATATGCCGAATATTGGAAAGACATTATTGGTACGGATGGCGATTTTGATTTAAAAGAAGAGAAAGAAGATTAGTAACCCTCTAAAAAAGAGATGTGAGTAAGACCCTATTGGTTGACGGAGACAACCTATTTAAAATTGGATTTCATGGAGTAAAAGAACTCTATACAGACGGTAGTCATGTGGGTGGAGTGTATCACTTCATTAATACACTACGTCGTTTTCTTGAAGAGCATAACCACGATAAGGTGGTAGTATTTTGGGATGGTGATTCAAATTCATCCATCAGAAAAAGTATATACCCACAATATAAGGGTAACCGAAGACAAGATATGAACGAGTACAAATATGAATCTTACTTGCAACAAAAGGCAAGAGTTAAGACGTATTTGGAGGAGATATTTGTACGACAGGTTGAAATGGCAAATAACGAAGCCGATGACTTAATTGCATATTATTGCAAAATTTCCCTAGACGAAAACATTATTATATTCTCAGGTGACAAAGACCTCACCCAACTCATATCCGAATGGGTTACAATTTATTCCCCAGTTCACAAACAGTATTACAAAAATGGTGACAAGATTTCTATTAACAAGGTGGACATTCCTCATCAGAATGTAACCGTGTGTAAAATCTTTACGGGAGATAAATCAGATAACATTCAAGGTATTGAGGGATTAGGTGAAAAAACCCTCGTTAAATTATTCCCACAAATGCAGGAAAAAACATGCACTGTCCAAGAATTATTGGATATTGCACGAAATATCCCGCAAAAGAAACCTATGAAAAGTTTGTCAAATATTTTGACTGGTAAGACAAAAAGCGGTATTCTTGGAGAAGAGTTCTATACAATAAACTCTAAAATCGTTGACCTTCATAGCCCTCTGATAACTAATGAAGGAAAACAACTTGTAGAACAAATTCACACCGATACAATAGACCCCACCGATAGAGGATATAAAAATTTAATGAGACTGATGATGGAAGACGGTCTCTTTAATTACCTACCTAAGAATGATGAAGCTTGGGTAAACTTCCTAAAACCATTTATGAAACTTATTAGAAAAGAAAAACGAAACAAAAATTAAAATTATGAAAGAGATGGACAGCACCAAAATGGAATTCCTTTTAACTCTTAACGACAACATTGTCGTACAGAGATTCTTTAATGTTAGGAATTATAATCCTAAGGCAAAGAACTCTTTAGACTTGTATGAATTCATGAAATCTTTGAGTGAAGAATTACATTATTATTTGAAAATGAAAACAGTTGTTTATATGATGGACAACAGAGATTCTATTGAACATGATGCTTCAATTATGAACACATCATTCACTGACGAAGCTGAAGTTTTTAACCTTTTTGTTAAGGTTGGGGAACAGACAATTTGTCATAGAGTTTTTGACGGAAAAAGATATCCGCCAAAAGTTCGTTATACGGTTGACGTAAGACCATTTTTGAAAGATGTCTTAAGAGAACTGACTGACATTTTTTCAAATAACAAATTAAGTTACAAATATTTGGAATTTGATTTGAGTAAGTAACTATTTAATAATACAAGGGGGATAGAAAAGAAGATATGAATAAAAATTTTGATTACTTAGGAAATACATTCCAACTACAATTAATTAACCAAATCATAGAGGACAAAGATTTTGCATCATCAATTATTGATGTGATTGAGAGTTCTTATTTTGACAACAAGTACTTTAAAATCATTTTACAGATGATTAAGGAGTATCATTCAAAATATGAATCTTGTCCTAACTTTGATACTTTGGAACAGATTGTTAAGTCTGAAATCACACAGGAATTGGTTGCGAAGATTGTTTTGGATACTCTAAAGCAAATCAAAGACGCACCATTTGAAGGGACGGTTTTTGTACAAGAAAAAGCCTTAAAGTTCTGTAAACAACAAGAGCTTCAAAAAGCGATGGATAGGGCTCAAAAAATTATCACAGAGGGTGATTTTGAATCTTATGACAAAGTTGAAGGACTGGTTAGAGAGGCCCTTCAGGTAGGTGAAGTTGAAAAGAATGTTACTGATATCTTCATGGGACTTGACACAGTATTGGACGAGGACTATAGACATCCAATCCCGATGGGAATTGCGGGTATTGATAGATTACTTAAAGGCGGATTAGCCAAAGGTGAGATTGGTGTTATATTGGCTCCAACGGGAGTTGGTAAAACTACCATTCTTACTAAAATTGCAAACACAGCTTTCAACTTGGGATACAATGTTCTTCAAATATTTTTTGAGGATAACCCAAAGATTGTTCAAAGAAAGCACTTTACCATATGGACAGGTATTGAACCAGATAATTTGGCTCTTCACAAAGAAGAAGTGATAGGAAAAATTACTGAGATTCAAGAAACAATGAAGAACAAGTTAATTCTTAAAAAACTTGCTTCTGATACAACAACCATGAGTCAAATCAAAAATCAAGTTAGAAAAATGATTGCCGATGGAAACAAGATTGATTTAATCTTATTGGATTATATTGATTGTGTATTACCTGAATCAAGTTCTAAAGATGAGTGGAAAGCTGAAGGTTCAATAATGAGAGGTTTTGAAGCAATGTGTCACGAACTTAATCTTGTTGGTTGGACAGCAACTCAAGGTAATAGAAGTTCAATTTCATCTGAAGTTGTAACAACAGACCAAATGGGTGGTTCAATTAAGAAAGCTCAAGTTGGACACGTAATCATCACTGTGGCTAAGAGTCTTCAACAAAAGGAAATGAATTTAGCAACGATTGCCATTACAAAGTCACGTCTTGGTAAAGACGGAGTTGTCTTTGAAAACTGTAAGTTCAACAATGAACTTCTTGAAATAGATACTGACTCATCAGTTACATTCTTGGGCTTTGAGGAGCAACAAGAGGAAAGAAAGAGAGATAGGGTTAAGGAACTTCTTGAAAAAAGAAAAGAGAGAGAATCTCAACAAAAAACCATTTAATTAAATATCTACTTTTTTAAAAAAAAACTTATTTTTTTAATCTAAATTGTTGGTCGATTGGTGTTCGACCACATATTTATCATAAAAATCGTTGATTTTTTAATAAAATAACCACACCTAAAAATTTACAAAGATGGACATTTCAAACAGAATTTTATCGGATATAACTGTGTATATGAAATACGCAAAGTATATCCCTGAACTAAAAAGAAGAGAAACTTGGCAAGAATTAGTTTCAAGAAACGTGGAGATGCATATTAAGCAATATCCTAAATTAGAAAAAGAAATTCGTGAGAATTACATGTACGTTTTCAGAAAACAAGTATTACCCTCAATGAGGTCAATGCAGTTCGCAGGAAAACCAATTGAAATCTCACCTAACAGAATTTACAACTGTGCCTTCGCACCGATTGATGACTGGAGAGTATTCTCTGAAATCATGTTCTTACTTTTGGGTGGAACAGGTGTTGGTTACTCAGTACAAAAACATCACGTTGATACTTTACCTGAAATCAGAAAACCAAATAAAGAAAGAGGAAGAAGATGGTTAGTAGCCGATTCAATTGAAGGATGGGCTGACGCTGTTAAAGTGTTAGTTAAATCATACTTCTTTGGTGGTTCAAAAATTGAATTTGACTTCAGTGACATCAGACCAAAAGGTGCAAGACTTATCACATCAGGTGGTAAAGCTCCTGGTCCTCAACCATTGAAAGAATGTTTAATTAAGGTTGAAGGAATCTTAGATTCAAAAGAAGGTGGTGAAAGATTAAAACCAATTGAAGTACATGATATCGTTTGTCATATTGCAGATGCAGTATTAGCTGGTGGTATCAGAAGAGCGGCACTTATTTCATTATTCTCAGCAACTGACGAAGAAATGATTGGATGTAAGAGTGGAGCTTGGTGGGAAACAAATCCACAAAGAGGTAGAGCAAATAACTCTGCAGTTTTGATGAGACACAAAATTACCAAAGACTACTTCATGGAATTATGGAAGAGAATTGAAGCAAGTGGAGCAGGAGAACCTGGTATCTACTTAAGTAATGATAAAGATTGGGGAACTAACCCTTGTTGTGAAATTGCTTTAAGACCATTCCAATTCTGTAATCTTACAGAGGTTAACGTATCTAACGTTGTATCTCAAGAAGATTATGAAGATAGAGTTAGAGCGGCATCCTTCATTGGAACATTACAAGCGGGATATACTAACTTTCACTATTTGAGACCAATATGGCAAAGAACAACCGAGAAAGACGCGTTGATTGGAATATCAATGACAGGTATCGGTTCAGGAGCTGTTTTAGGTTTAAACATGAAATCAGCTGCTAAAGTAGTTAAAGAAGAAAACAAAAGAGTTGCAGAATTATTGAATATTAACGCATCGGCAAGAACAACAACAGTTAAACCTGCGGGAACTACATCATTAACTTTAGGTACATCATCAGGTATTCACGCTTGGCATAATGAATATTATGTGAGAAGAGTTAGAGTTGGTAAGAATGAAGCAATTTATTCACATTTAAAAAATAATCATCCTGAATTAGTTGAAGATGAATATTTTAGACCACACGATACTGCGGTTATTGGAATACCACAAAAAGCACCTGAAGGGTCAATCTTAAGAAACGAATCACCAATCCAATTATTGGAAAGAGTGAAAAAAGTTCAACAAGAATGGATTAAACCTGGACATAGAAATGGAAATAATGCACATAACGTATCGGCAACAATCTCAATTAGAGAGCATGAGTGGCCAGCAGTTGGAGAGTGGATGTGGGAAAATAAAGAATATTACAATGGTCTTTCAGTATTACCTTATGATGGTGGAAGTTATATTCAAGCACCGTTTGAAGATTGTACAAAAGACAAATACGAAGAATTAATGAAGGCTCTTCATGATGTTGATTTATCAAAAATTGTTGAAATGGATGATGATACCGATTTAAGTGGAGAGGTAGCATGCGCGGGTGGAGCTTGTGAAGTCACACTCGTTTAAAATCATGAAAGATAATTTAGTTCAAAATATTATTAATGGAGTTTATTATTCAATTAAAGGAAATAGATAATAATAAGAGGGAGAAGCTAAAACTTCTCCCTTCTCATTTTTATGAAGAAAACGGCTCTACCGTTTTTACTGAAGAATATCATATTCAACGAGGGTATTGTTGTGGGAATGGGTGCAGGCACTGTCCTTATGAACCAATGGCTCAAAAAGGTAACACTTTAATAAAAAAATAATCTAAGTATATTTATCTCATATGGCAGATGGGATAACATATGGTTTGTATTTCCCCTTTAGAAATTCAACTCAAGGGGATTATTTAGCACTTACAGAATTTGAATCTGAAGAAATTAAATCAGATTTAATTCATCTTCTTTTAACAAGAAAAGGTTCAAGATATTTCTTGCCTGATTTTGGTACAAGATTATATGAGTTCATTTTTGAACCTTTTGATGGATTAACATTTGATGCAATACAATCAGACATTAGAGACGCTGTAGGACAATACATGCCAAACTTACTTTTAAATAATATAACAATAACTCCGTTAGACCCACAAGAAGAATATGATTTAGATACTAATCAAGCAGTTATTGGAACATCAGACTCACCAATATATAGATTCCCTGGTAAAGGAACAGCAGAATATACCGCTAAAATCAAGATAGATTATTCAAATAACAAAAATACATTTGCACAAAGTGATTTTGTTATTATCAATATTTAATAGTAATGGCAAATCGTAAAATATCATATACAACCAGAGATTTTGAAGGTATAAGAACCGAACTTCTCAATTATGTAAGAACTTATTATCCTGAATTAATTCAAGATTTTAATGACGCTTCTGTATTCTCAGTTTTTATTGATTTGAATGCTGCGGTGGCAGATAACTTGAATTATCATATTGATAGAAGTGTTCAGGAAACAGTTCTTCAATATGCACAACAAAAGTCATCAATTTATAACATCGCCAGAACTTATGGATTAAAACTTCCAGGACAAAGACCTTCAGTTGCTCTTGTTGATTTTTCAATAACAGTTCCAGCTTATGGTGACAAGGAAGATGAAAGATATCTTGGAATTTTAACAAGAGGTTCTCAAGTTACAGGTGCGGGAATTGTATTTGAAAACATTTATGATGTTGATTTCTCATCACCATATAACGCTCAAGGATTTCCAAATAGATTAAAAATACCTAATTTCAATGCCAATAACGTATTGGTAAACTATACAATAACTAAGAGAGAATTAGTTGTTAATGGTATAACAAAGGTTTTCAAAAAAGTTATTACACCAAATGATGTGGTACCATTCTTTGAATTATTTTTACCTGAAAAAAATGTTCTTGGAATTACAAGTGTTCTACTTAAAAGTGGAACAGAGTATACAAACATACCAACAGCCGCAGAATTTTTAGGTCTTTCTAATAGATGGTACGAAGTAGATGCTTTGGCCGAAGACAGAATATTTGTTGAAGACCCAACCAAAGTATCTGACCAACCAGGTATTAAAGTTGGAAAATATATTCAAACCTCAAACAGATTTATGAGTGAATATACATCAGAAGGATTTAAAAAAATGACTTTTGGTGGTGGAACAAATACAGCCCAAGACGCTCTTGACCAATTCACAACTTTAGGAACAACATTAGATTTACAAAGATATTCAAATAATTTCTCATTAGGTTCAACCTTAATACCTAACTCAACATTGTTTATTCAATATAGAGTTGGTGGTGGTTTAGCAACAAACTTGGGGACAAACGTTATTAATCAAATTGGTACCGTTTCATTATATGTTAATGGTCCTTCAGAATTAACAAACTCATCAGTAGTTAATTCACTAAGAGCTAATAACGTAACCGCAGCGGTTGGTGGAGCAGGGGTTCCTTCATTAGAAGAAATTAGAAACTACGTATCATTTAACTTTGCAGCACAAAAAAGAGCGGTAACGGTTCAAGACTATGAGTCAATCATAAGAAATATGCCATCCGAGTTTGGAGCACCCGCAAAAGTATCTGTAACAGAAAACGATAATAAGATATTAATTCAATTATTATCTTATGATACTTCAGGTAAACTTACAAGTATTGTTTCAAATACTTTAAGACAAAACGTAGCTAACTATTTGTCTAACTATAGAATGATGAATGATTACATTTCAATATTAACGGCTGAAGTTATTGACCTAAGTGTTGAAGTTTCTATTGTTTTAGATTCGGCTCAAAACTCAGGACAAATTATTACAAATGTGATTGATAAAGTATCAACTTACTTTGACCCACAAATAAGACAACTTGGTCAAAACGTATATCTATCAGAATTAAGTAGTATTATTCAAAATCAAAATGGTGTATTAACCGTTGCAGGAGTAACTATTTATAATTTAGTTGGAGGACAATATTCATCTGCAGAAACTTCTATGGAATATTCTGACGCTGAAACAAAACAAATCGCACCTGTTGATGACACAATTTTTGCACAACCATCTCAGGTGTATCAAATCAGATATCCAAATAAAGATATTAAAGTTTCGGTTAAGAATTTCCAATCAGTAACATTCTCTTAACACATTTATTTATTATTCATTTGACTTATACTTTAATTGTGTATGTGTGCACCTTTAAAAATAACACATAAACTATTTATAAGAAAAGGTATTGATGGGTCAATCTTACAGAATAAGAACTGAACTTGGTGTTAATAAAGCAATTAACGTAGATTTAGAACAAGACTTTGAATTCTTGGAGATTCTATCTTTAAAAATTCAACAGGCTGACATCTATACAAGAAATTGTGCAAACTACGGAGTTTTGGTTGGAAGAGTAACTGCAAACAATGGTTTTGGTATTCCAAATGCTAGAGTTTCTGTGTTCATCCCAATTGAAAGTGTTGATGAATCTAATCCAGTTATTTCATCAATTTACCCATACAAATCGCCAACAGATAAGAATGAGGACGGGTATAGATATAACCTTTTACCGTACGAAAAATCATATTCAACACACGCAGCTACAGGTACATTACCATCAAGAGCGGATTCTTTAACAGGTTCTACCGCTGTAGAACTATATGACAAGTATTATAAATTCACGGCAAAAACAAATGACAGTGGTGATTACATGATTATGGGTGCTCCATTAGGGGCTCAAACAATTGTCATGGATGTTGACTTGTCAGATATAGGAGAGTTTTCTTTAACACCTCAAGACTTAATAAGAATGGGGTTAGCAACTGAGGCTCAAGTTGCTGGTGGTAGATTTAGAACATCAAGTGATTTAAATTCATTGCCTCAAATTGTAAACCTTGTAAAAATTGTTGAAGTTTCTCCATTATGGGGAGACCCTGATTTGTGCCAAATTGCAGTCAACCGACTTGATTTTGATTTAAGGGATGATGCAAATATTAATATTGAACCAACATCAGTTTTTATGGGTTCAATATTTTCATCTGCAGACAATTTTAGATTGAAAAGAGATTGTAAACCCAGAGATAATATGGGTAATCTATGTGGACTTACCACATCGCCAGGTCAAATATTGGCAATTAGACAAACAATACAACAAGATTCAAACGGTAATCCAATATTGGAACTATATCAATTAGAACAGGCTGGAAACATTATTGATGGTAGTGGAGCGTGGTTAACAGAATTACCAATGAATTTGGACTATTATGTAACCAATGAGTTTGGTGAAAAAACATTATCTAATGACCCTGCAGTTGGTATACCAACCAAGGCAAAATATAGATTTAAAGTTAAATGGCAACAGCCCGCAAGTTTAACCGAACAAACTAGAAGAGCTTATTTTCTCGTTCCAAACGTTAGAGAATATGGTTGGGCGGGCTCAGGTGTTGACCCAAATACAAATACAGTTGATGTAAGACGAAAAAATTTATTAGCTAGTTCTTATTATTTTGGTTTAGATTGGAATGGATATGTTCCAGGTGGTAGTACAGGTTTTACGAGTAGTGAAAAAATACAAAAACTGAATGAAATAATTGATTGTCAAGATACTTTCTATGAGTTCAAGTTTAATAGAGTTTATACTGTATCCAATTTAATTGATGAATACAAGAAAGGAGTGGGAAGAGGAAGATTCCTTGGAATAAAAGAGATTGACGATAATGCATGCGAAAGTACAGTTAACAAGTTCCCAACAAATGACGGGTTTAAAAACTTTAATCTTTTGTTTTTTCTTTTTTCAATTTTAATGCAAATACTACAGATTATATCAATTCCTTTATTAATAGTGGTACATGTCGTTGCATTTGTTTGGAATCTATTAGTTAAGTTTAAACCATGGTTTCAGGCTTTATTGGGGATTTTAATTGGATATTATATATTCCTTTCAATTAAAAACTTTATTCAATACGGAAAGGCACAAACAGAGGTTGCAACAATGTACGCAGCGGCAGCTGTAGCCGTAGCTGGTTTATTTACAATTGGATTGGCACCTTTCTTTACAGCCTTAGCGATTACTGCTCAAGTATCTGCATACGCTTTTCTTGCTACTGGTATCAAAGACGCTTTGACTGCTGTGGCAATAGGTCTCGCTTTAATTGGATTCAATTTAATCTTTAATTTAGTAAAAGGACAGCCTATCAAAGGTTTTACATTACCTGTATTAACTTATCCTGATTGTACTTCTTGTGATTGTGGTACATCTGAAGTTGACCCAGAAAATTCAAGTTCATCACTAAGTTCTTTGTTAAGTCAGTTTTCCAATCAATCTTTATATTATAATAACTTAGAAGAACCCGTTAAACAATTAGGTTTTGTTGATGATAACACACCATCGGTTGCATTTTCTTTTTCCAATGCTATTGGTACTAACAGTACAACTAATAATAATAATCAAATATATAAAGTTATGAAATCTTCAGAATCAACGTTGTTGAATGGAGATTCATTTTATAGTTATTCAAATTATATACCATTTGGAGAAAGAATTAATAACTTTAATTTAAGACAAAAATATTTCAGTGGACTTAATCGTATAAGTGTTTCGTTTGATATGAATTCAACGAAACACTATGATAATACTTTAGTATTAATTTATGATGCTCCATTAGACTCAGGTTCCCTTTTGACATTTGTTAACCCCATAATTACAAGAGATGTTAATGCCAAATATACAGGAAGTACAGGGGCATATGTTAGAGGTATTAGTGGAACACCATTAAATCCTGGAGTATCAACATACAATGTTGAATATTGTGACCCAAACAACCAATTAAGTAATTTATCGGTTAGTTATGTATTAAGTACAGGCTCTACGTTATCCAATTATCTTTATCCATCAGACGTTGAATATTTTCAAGTATTAACTGGCCTTACTGTCACAGAGGCCTCAAAAGTATGGGATACAACATCCAGTGGATTTTTACCAAATGTAATGAACTCTGAAACAGTCGTAATTTATACTGAAACTTCAGGAGCAACTGTAACAACATACAACTCACCTGAATATAAAATCTCGGATTTATTTGAATCATTTTCAGAAAAATATATTTTAATCTTACAAAGAGGAGTTGACCCATATTCACCAACGTATACTAATAAGTATGGTTTAGGAAAACTATTTGGGTTAGCAAATGAAGATGATTTGACAATTACTGCAAATACAAGATTGAATATACCAATACAAAAATTACCAAATAGTACAATTTCAGTACAAAGTTTTAGTTCACAAGATAACATTTTTTACCCTTCACATTTTTTCAAAGGAGGAATAGATGGTTCGAGTGTACCTGGTCAATCATGGTCAGCATTTACAACAGGTGTTGTTGGATTTTATGGTAGTTATGATGCATTAAATGCACCACAGTTTAGTGATGTTGCAAATGTGAATGGCGTGAATTGTTTAGTAACGTCAACAGGTAACGATTCATGGACAAGTGGACTCAACGAACCAGCCAAATATGAAACGTCAGAAGATTTATCAGGAGGGGCTTATTATTATGTTGACGGAAGTAATATTTTTTCAACAACAAAACTTACTTATTTCAGTAATGTTCTTTTACCTAGTCTTACCGCTAATCCAATGAGTATTAGTACGAGTACTAAAAATGTTATGAGAACAGATAGACTTCCATCCTCGGATGTTTTAGATGGTAAAAGTTGGGATTATAACCCATCATTATTACAACAAAATTTAGGATTTGCGGTTTATGTAATAACTGACGATGGTGTCACTATACAGGGGACAAATTATTCGGGTGGAGCAACGATTTCAACTCAAGACATTGAAGACCAATATGCATCTCAAAATGTTTTTGACACATTAAGTACATGTAAAAATATTGTTAGTTTAGGTTGTTATGAGGGTATAGGAACTGATTTTCAAGTTAATTCTACTTGTGCGGACAAAGACGCGGTTATTAACGGTTGTTATCAATTTTTGAGAAGACCTTTACTGGATATTCCTAAAGATATAAAAAACTTTAATGAATGGGCATTTAGATGGAGATTTTTCTATGCTTTGTGCCAAGGAGTGTTATCACAATCTTTTGTTAATAACTGGATTAATGGCGGATTATATATGTACCCAATCCAAGTTGATACCTATTTTGATAAACAAAATAAACCAGAGGCTCCTTTGTTTTGTAAAGACTTAATTTATTTTGATAAAAACACTAATAATTTTTATTATAGAAGTAGCCCGTATAATGAATTTACAAATAAGTTTGTTGGTAAACTAGCCGACCAACCAGGACATATTAATAAATTGAATTTATTATCACCAACCACAATTATGAATTTGGGGTTCAAAGATAGTTTTTATAATGAAGTTATATTAGGACAAGGAGATACTGCAGCATATGTGATGCAACAACTTAATTCAACTTCATATTCCGACCCATCAGATTTAATAAATTTATTTGTGATTTCAAGAATTACTGAAGAATCTTTTTTACAAAGAATTATAGGAGGAGGAGATAGTGGAATAAATCAGTTGTTTAGTAGACCTCAACTAAGAATTGATGCTGATTTGGCTCAATTAATTTCAATAAATTCTGAATTTGGTGTTATTAAATTTTCGCCACAATACTATCAATTTATTATTGGACAAACAGGACCAGTAGAAGTTGCAGGAACTGCGGCAAAACCTGTTATTGAAGTTTGGTTTTCCTCTACAACCCAAGACTTACAATCTAAAGATTTTTTAACACCAGGAAGAATTGATTTTAGACCTGAAAATAATGCTGGATATTACCCATATCCGTATGGTATTAAATCACAAATTGTTCCATTTTATCAATGGGAAATAAAAACAAGAACACCGATTTTTGGTACTGAACTTAATAATTGGGCAACAGATTATGTTGATATTGTACAAGGTAAGTCGTATCAATCTTTAGATAGATTAACCAATTATTTTCAAAGTCTTTCAGCGCCAGCGGCTGACCCTAATACAAGTAATGATACTTACAAGAGAGGTTATATTTTTAGTGTAAACTCTAATGGGAATTATTCTGAAACAGGAGCGGCATCTTCACGTTTTATTGTGGGAGCACCATTCCATTTCTATTTTGGTGTTATAAAAGGAGAAAGTTCCCTTGATAAATTCAAAACAAAATACTCAGTAAGTGAATAAGTATACGATAATACCGAGTAATTTTTTATATAAGTCAGCGTCTTTTGTTGATGAGAAAATTTCTATTTCTTTAGACCAAACAAGTCAAGAAATAACTGAATATGATAGAAGTCAAACTTTAAGTTTAGCGCAAGTTTATGATGACGAAAGACAGGCGACAGATGTTTATAGGCCAACATTTAAAGTGACATATCTTTACGGTAACACTTATTCAGGAACAACAGATTACTTACCATTTCAATATAATTTATTTTATGTTAATTCAATAAGTTCAATGACAAGTTCAATATGGAGAGGATTTCCACAATACTATGAATTTGATATTTTAAGACCTCCTGTTGATGACCAACATATTAATTATAAATCTAAAAGTGCATACACATATAATTGGAATTTCTATTTAACATACGCTTATAATAACAATTATGAGAAAAAATTAACATACTATTCTGAAACAGGTAATAATATTAATTGGGTTGCTAAAGATGGTATTCCGTTTACAATAACAAATTCTACAAATAATGGAAGTGGTGTGATAAGATTTGAATGTGTTGCATCTCACGGACTCACTGAAGGAGAATATGTTGAATTATCTTTAAGTTATAGAAACTCAAATATCTTCCAAGTGTATAGATTGGGTAATGGTAATTTTGGTAGTGAAGAATATATTTTTAATGTTATGAATATAGGATACACTGGTACTACGTTTAATAATGGTGTGACTGGAACATTTAAAAGAGTTATTAACCCTGACAACATGGAAACTAAATCAAAATATTATGTGAGAGAAAATAAGGTTCTTACAAATGTTGATGATTTAATTGTTACAAAGGCGGCATTTGAAAAAAATGTTTTTAATGAAGACAGAAAATTTGAATATAGTTCTATAACACCTAACAAGGTTTCAAGAATTTCACAAAAAACAAGTAGTAATGCTTATGATATGACATCGGCATATGATTTGGATTTTAGTAATTTGAAAGACAATCAAAAAAGACCTATAAGTGAAATATTTTTAACAGCAATCTTCAAAGGATATTCGGGATATTTTAATCAGCCAAATAATAATATTGGACTTAAACAAGGATGGGAGTTTAATATTACAAAATCCGCAAACACATGGTGGGATTTAAATAATACAAATTCAAATACGACTATCCCTGTTTCAGGATATACAAAGACAAGTGGTGTAACTAAAACTTTTTATTATAACCTTAATTTGAAAGCTGATGATGTTATTGATGGTGATTTTTGTGAGTGGAACGATTACGAACAGGCAGAAAGAGTCGCTTCACATTATTATCAAAAGATAAAATACAATCAAAACGTATTTCAAACAACAAATAACTACAGCACAAACACACCAGGATTTTACTATAAATCGCATAACCCAATGACTATTAGAGTTTTCTCTGATTATGTTGAGACGGGTGATGTTGAATTTGTAGAACAAGTGCCAAGTTGGTCTTTCTTTTCATCGTCAGACCAACAATTTAGATGGAGAGATTTATATACTTATGGATTCATAGATAATTTGGGTAGAGGTGTTGATTATCCGTATTTGAATAAATCTCAGTATCCATTTGCCGATATAGTTTTTCGTTTAATTCCTGAAGGAACAAATCAAAATTTACGTATTCAAGGAGTTAACGGAGAGATAAAACCATTAATTGATAGGTGTGAATAATTTTGTAATTAAACAAGGAATCGTTCCAGACGCAAAACAAATTAATATTCCAATACAACTTACTTGGGACTACCTTGGTTTGGACATGGCCATAGATGAATATGAAGCTAACGTTATAAGTGAGGTAATTGGTGTTGGACGTGATTTTGAAGTGTCAAGATTTTCACATGCTCCAGCAACAGGAACAACCGATGCAACACAAGTTAATTATGAATTTTATTTTTATTCTGGAGGCTCTTTAGACGACATTACAAATTGGAGAATAAACTATATTTCTGAAGGATTTACACCACAAGAGATATATTACTATTCAAATAATTTTTCTAATTCATTCTTCAAGTTAGATTTATATGATAGTCCCGATGACAAAAAACAGAAGAACTATATAACAATCATTATTCCAACACAACAAGGATTAACAATGGACACTCAAATGCAAAGAACTCAAGTGTCTATTAAAAAACCAAAGTTTGTATTGGATTACATTGGAGATAAAGAAGGGTTTTTCATTTATTGGTTGAAAAGTGTTGAGTTTTTGGCAATAGACACATTTTATATGTCAGCAAAATTCTTCAATGCTAAAACAGGTCAGTTCACAAAGATGATGACGGGTAATGGTGTTGACCCGTTAGATTTCACAAATGGTCCACAATCAGACATTCCAGGTATTGGACAAGCCAAGTATAACTTTGATAACATTGAGTACTTCTATTATACTGTTAAGTTAGATTATCCAACACAAACTTATCAGATTTTTAATACAAGAAATCAAAGATTAGGGACAAACATACCCATAAAATGGTTTGAATACGTAAACCCACCACAATAATGAGTCAAGATTATTATAAGATAGTTGTATCACCTGAAAACATAATTAGTGATTTATCAGTTGTTGATTATAGTGGAACACCTGTAGGGGTTTATTCTGCAATGACCCAAGTGGTTAGTGCAGGTACTGGTGGTACATCATTAATGACTCAATTGTCTTTTCCTATTTTATTAAGACAAAGTGCGGTTGATGTCGGTTATTATTCACAATTTGATGGTGCAATTTTACAAAAAGACGTTGTTGCTAATTTCATATTTTCGGCAACAACTGGTAGTCCATACACATATTATGTTTATAATACTTCAAATGAATTTCAAAAGTTTTTAGAATTATCAAAATATACAATTGATTGGGGAGATGGTTCACCTAAACAAATTATTACAAGTTACGCACCTAATTCAATAGTTCACACATACCCTGTTGCCGATGTTCAATACACAATAAGTATGGAGCAAGTTAATCCTTGGGGTGTTACAAGAGTTTCAAAAACAATAACAACACCTTATGCGAATGTGATTGATTACAATCCACAAGGAGAAGCGTTTTTTGCTCCTTCTCAGGGTAATTGGGTTGGAACACCAATTTCTTACAATTATATCTTCTCAGGTGATGCGGTTAACGAAGTGGTACCACAAGAATCATTCAATTATGTTTCCGTTCCTTTTGTTGTTTCAGGGTTAACCAAATCAAGAATTACTGAACTTGCCTTATACGGAACACCACAATATCAAGTTGGTGTACCAGTTATTAGTAACGGACAAATATGGGGAGCCATTTCGGATATAAATCTTGTTTATACTGCCTATACAATTAATGGAACAGATTACTATGATTATATTGATGGTACTAGCATTTATTTCCAACAATCATCGGGACTTACTGAATATAATTTAACTGCGGTTCCAATAACTAAAGATGAAGTTTTATTAAAGGTTGTGGGTCAACCAGAAATTCAAACAAATGTCTTTGTGGAAAGAGGAAAAAACAGTGCGTACGAAAGAGTTCAAAGACTTGGAGAAGTAGATAACCTTGGAGATTTAATTAACTACGGATATGGATTTTTTAATGTGGTTGATAAAAAAATGAGTTAATGAAAAAAATAACTAAACTATTTATAAAAAAATAAAAACAAATGGCAATAGGTTCATACGGTACAATAAGACCATCAGATGTTTCACCACAAGATGTTGAAATAATCATGAATTATACGGCAACAAGAGACGTTACCGATTCTTTTGTCTTAACTAAATTAGACGCCCAAACAATATTAAGACCTTATTTCAATAATAGCGAAACAGGGGGTAATGCGGGAGTTGAAGTTTTGGGTGGATTATATAACTTAACCTTACCTGCAAGTCAGTTTAATGCCTTAGGAATATACACTCTTTATATGAGACCTGTTCAAATTAGAACAACTATAACTGATTGTGGTGTTTTAAGCGCTTTACCAAATGTAAAAGGAATCGTAATAAATCTTGCTAATGTACCTACACAATATATTAATAAGTTTGTCTCTCAAGGTTTAGTTGGATTTAGAATAGAATATTTAAATCCTGATGGTTCTAAAATACCTAATTTCTTTAGAGTTGTTACTTCATGTTTCTTTTGTGAGCCAGTTGTTACTAATGAAGTTAATACTTCTCAAAAGGCGATAAGATATAGATACGTTGATGGAAATTCAAACTTATTGTTTTTAACTTTATCACCATCATCATCACCAACAAACAAACCAAACGCAACACCTTTTATAGGACAACCTGACCAAGATATTATAATTACAAATACTTTCTTTAATCCAGTTACTATTGAAATTGAAATGGTTGAGTATGACATTTCATCTCTTGCAATTGCTCTTTACGGTAATCAGACTAAGTCTATTGATGACGGTATTTACACAATTTACGATAGTCAAAATAACATATACAAACAATACAACTTATACGAAATTAGAGACCAATTTAATGCATTACTTTACGAGGTTAGACAAGGTAGAGGTAATAATATTGATTTCAGTAAAAATTTCACATCAATAACTAGCTAATGGCGACAACGATAAGGACAACAAAATATTTTTATCCGCCAAGACCAGGAAGTGGTGCGGGAACCTTCTCAGACAACATTGTAGGATTACAAACTGTTGAGGGAGGAGGCCTTACGCAAGGTAACTTTGAATTTACTACTTCAGTCGTTGAAAAGGTTAATAGAACATTTAATGTTGGTGCTTTCTCAGAACCCATTAGTTTAACTGATTTAAATATTGATGATTTAGTTGAAAGTAGAAGTATACTTGCAACACAGTTTAGAGTTTATCCAAACTATGATGTTTCACAAGTTTTGAACTTCTCAATGTATGGTTCATTATCTAAGAGATTCCAAGTTTCAATTACTAAAATCATTAACTATTTCCCAGCTTCTTTGGATGTTCAATTTTCAAACTTAACTTTTGAAACAGGGGCAACCGCTGTGGACATTAGTTATTACTCTGTTATGGATGAAACTTATTTTAAAGTTTATGTTGATAGAATTAATAATCCTTTTGATATTGATTATTCTGTAAGTGCCTCAACTAATTTAAATGTTCGTGAACTGGAAGTATCAAGATACAGAAACTTATATAACACTTATTTAGATTATTGTATCGCGATTACTAATACAGGGAATACTGAAAATCCTTACGACATATTCAAAGTTGTTTCATTTTTACCTTCAGAAACTTTAAGTTCAGGTTACATGGAATTTTATGTTTCAGGTGCTCCTTTTGGTACGTCTGCAACAACAATTTATGAAAACTTCCAAATAAGACCTAATGACTATATCGCAGATAAAGTTTTTGCGGAAGACTTTGATGAAGTTGAAAAGTTCATTTTAAATAGATTAATCAGACCTGAATATACTGCTGTATTCCAAGTTCCAGCTCAAGCTGACAATGGAGAGTTTTATACAAATTATCAACAAGTTACATGGCCAAAAGACGGACCGTGGAATTTAGATATTAGGTCATTCTTATTTGATAGTTACCTGTCTGAATTGGAAGAGATTGCGGTTAATTTGGATTCGTTCAAAACAAATTTAATTTCAAGATTTTTAATTACAGATTCGTTCAGAGAATTTGATACATTAAATCAAAAAGTTGAAAAGATTTTACAAATCTATGGTAGAAGTTTTGACCAAATAAAACAATTCATTGATTCATTGGCTTACATGAATTCGGTTAACTATAATCCTGAGAATGATATTCCTTCTCAATTATTAGTTAATTTGGCACAAACATTAGGATGGTCTTCAAATTTCTCACCAATTACCAATGAGGACTTTTTAAGTTCAGTATTTGGAAACACACAAACGCCAACATATCCTGGTTATACCAGAGCTCAAACGCCAACAGAGTTAAACTATGCTTACTATAGAAATTTAATTATGAACGCATCTTACCTTTTCAAATCAAAAGGTACAAGAAGGTCAGTTGAATTTTTATTAAGATTGATTGGAGCTCCTGAATCATTGGTTGAGTATAACGAACACATTTATCTTGCTGACCAAAAGATAAATATGGACTCTTTTTATAATCAGTGGGCTCAGATATCAGGAGGAACATATGTTCAGACATCACCAAGTTATGATGCTGGAGTTACTTACAAAATTAAAGGGGTAACATACACCGCATTCACATCAACTGATACTTACTCAGATGTATCAATTAGACTTGTGGATTATCCAGTTGACGCCTTAGGATTTCCAAAGGCACCAATTAATACGGAAACTTATTTCTTCCAACTTGGAGCGGGTTGGTATGAACAAACGCCACAACATAGAAGTCCTGACCAAGTTGTATTAACAGGAGATGTATATACAGGACAAAACTACTCAATACAAACACAATTAAAACAATTCACTTACGGACAACCTTATCTTAATAGATTTAGAAGTTTCCCTTACATGACCGAAGGATTTAAATTACAAAAAGTAATTGATAACAAAAAGTCATGGTTAGAGGAGGATAATAAAATTAGAGTTGCGGTTGATGGTGACTATGATGCTTATTATTTTGTGGATGATGAGAAATTAGTATTAAATGTTAAGAATGTTGATTTATTCTTGAATCCGTCACAAGGTATGGCATACGATGTATGGGTTCAATCTGTAAGAAATGACTATCCTATACCCGAATCAGGTTTAACTGTCGGATATCCCGTCCCAGGTGGTGTGGATTGGACTTATGTTGACCCTAAACCAAAACAAAAAACGTTCTTTGAATTCTACCAAACATTTTGGGAGAATATGATTAATGTTAGAAACAGACAATATATCTCAGATGGTAAGACAGGAGGATATCCAACACTCCAATCTATTTGGTGGAAGTATATTGAGCAAGAACAAACAATTAATGTTCCAAACAACAAATACACATATCAAAAGTTAATTGACTATGTGAATGGTATTGGTCCTTATTGGATGAAGTTGATTGAACAAATGATTCCAGCAACTACAATATGGAATACAGGAGTTAGAATGGAAAACTCAATCTTCCAAAAACAAAAATTTGTTTATAGAAGACAAAGAGGTTGTGAATTTATACCCGTCCTTGTTGAACCTTGTTTCATCATTTCAAATATATTTGATTTTACATGTGCTGCTGAATACGTTGACTATTACATTTATCCTTGGTTGAATGGTGATGTTAATGTTAGCAATTTCAGTAGTATTTTGGCAAACAGAGTTAATAGTTTTTTAGCTACAAATAATTTGACACTAAATGATTGTATACAAAACTCAACTCAAACACAATGGTTTGTCAATTTAAAAATAGGTACAGATACTATTATATTTGAAAACTTCTACAATGGTTATGGATATAATGACGTACCAACAAATAAAATGTGGAGAAACGCGTTAATTCAATATCTACCTAATCTTTATGATTATGGATACACTTATTTCTTAAATGGAAATAATTTAACTATAACAAGTTTAACTTGTACACCAAGAGACTTGGAAGAGACAGTTTCACTAAATGTTGGAATAAATATAAGTATTAATTGTAACTAATGGCATCATTTAATTATACGGTAAATGTAACGGGTGATTGTTCCCAAAATAGTTCGGGTATTGTTAGTATACTACCTTACGGTGGTACGCCACCATATACCGTAGAATGGACTAGCCCTTCTTTATCTGTTGATACCGTTAATGGTGCCGCCTCAGTTAGGTCGGGGTTACAGTTCGGAACGTATGCCGTTAGATTAAACGATAGTACACTACCGACAAACAATCAGTTTTATATAAATGTACCAGTTTCAAGTGGGGTTTGTGCTAATATTGTATCTGTACAAAATACTACTTGTGGATTAAATAACGGTTCGGTAGTTTTGGGGTCCTCAAGTTTTTATTCATCAACAAATTTTTATGTATATTCAGGTAACGGTACCTATATAACATCTGCAGTTACAACAAACCAATCTACAACAACGATAGCTAGCTTAACCGCTGGTACCTACTATGCAACCGTTTTAGATTTAGGTGGATGTACAGGAAAAAGCCAAAACTTCATTATCAGTGAATCAACTCAACTTGAGTTTGGTTTATATGTTGTCCCTAATTCAACTTGTGCAAACATACCTAATGGTAAAATTTATGTGACAGGTCAAACAGGTAATGGACCGTACACCTATCTTTGGAGTAATAGTGCGACTACAAGTTTTATCACAGGATTAACCCAAGGAAGTTATTCGGTTACGGTTACTGATTCATATGGTTGCGTACAATCTCAAACAGGGTTGGTACAGGTTGTGGCACCAATAGGTATTGGTTCTGTATCTGGAGTATCACCAACTTGTTTTTCAAGTAATGGCTCTTTGACAGTAACGGTTACAGGAGGAACGGCACCATTTTATTATTCAGCCTCAACGGGAGATGTTTTGGTATCTTATTCAACAAGTTTTTCTTTAGATGGTTTATCTTCAGGTAGTTATCAAGTCTTGGTCACTGATTCAGGTTTATGTTCTGCCTTAGCAACTGCAACCTTACAAACACCTCAGGGAATCTCACAAATTAGTGTTGTTGGAGAAAGTTCAAGTTGTTCAAGTAATAATGGTTTAATAACAATTAGTTTAGTGGGAGGTACTGCACCATACACATATACGTTAGTTTATCCTGACGCGACACAAGACACTTTAATAACGGAACAAACCAATCAGATTTTTTCAAATTTATCATCAGGTGATTATACGGTAATTGTTAGTGATTTTTCAGCTTGTACTTACAGCCAAGATGTTATAATAATTGCGGAAAATAAATTCACAATTTCTACCTCAGTAACATCAACTACTTGTGGTCAAAGTAACGGACAAATTTTAATATCAACTACAACAGGGGCAACATTACCAATTGATTACTCTGTAGATGATGTTTATAAAATTATTGATACAACATTAACGGCAGTAACTTTTACAAACATAAATCCTGGTCCTCACATTGTTACAGTGACTGATGCATCAGGATGTGTTCAAACTTCAAACGTTTATGTTCCAACAAGTCAACCTTTAGACTTCTCATTATATAGTACATCGTGTGGTAGTGGAAGTAACGGAACAATAACTGCCTTTATCTCAACAGGAAATCCACCGTTTACGTATAATTGGTCAAACAATGTTCCAAATAACCCACAACAAATTCAAGTTACAGGATTAACTGCAGGTACTTACAGTGTTATTATTACAGATTATGACGGATGTAGTCAAAATAGGAGCACAACAATTGAATGTACAACAAATTATGTTTCTTATCAGACTTATGTTATGGGTTCAGAAATGTTTAATGTTAATTCTCCTGTAAAATTTGGTTTATTACAAATGTTAAATGAAGGATATGCGGATTTAACTACAGGAAATACAAATTGTACTTTAGTAAATGCGACATATTCTGCGACAGTATCTATGAATCCTGCAGGATACAGTGCAACTACGCCTTTTTATACCACAACATCATTAAATGACGCACCAAGTGATAATTTATATTATGACACGGTTAGAAATTTATTGTTAAGTATTCCTGGTATTGGTTCAGTTACCATAAATCAGTTAACAAATCAAATAACAGTTGCAACAATCCCTGGTAATGGTGCCGTTGTTGGTCAAACAATTGTAGTTGATATTGTTATTGTATATGACATAATGTGTTTAACATGACGCAGGTAAGAATTACAAACATATCAGGAGGTACATATCCGATTAATGTTTACATAGCAGATGTTTATGGAAATAATCAATCGTTATTAGGCACAATTGCAACAGGAACAACAGTTCCTCCAACAGTTTATTATAATACGGCAATCCCTTCAATTTTTGAAACTGCACCTGAAATAATGCTTTTGTTGGTCGATGCGAACGGGTGTCAAGTTTTTAAAATTCTTCAATGTACTTTTGGATGTACATTTCAAATTACAATTGAGATGGAAAGTTGTGTTGTTGACATTAATATTCAAAATTCTTCTTGTGTTTTTGGGGTTACTTTAGCTGACCCAAGTTGTTTTATTAATTCAATAAAACTTGATGACCCAAGTTGCTTTATTGAACCTTTCAAAATATCGTACCCAAGTTGCTAATTAAAAATAAATAATTTAGAATAAAGTTCATCAAATAATATCAACGAGGTATTTATTAAATAAAATCAGCGGATGGCCCTTTATAATATATTAGTCGTAAATAACGCACCTGGTTGTAATGATACTTCAATAACACAACAAGTTAGTGCAACTACATGTACAACATACATAGTAAGGTTAGCATCCAACTCAAACGCTTTGGGTCCATTCAGCATTTATGTTGATACTTCATTATTCGGTTCAGGATATACAAGAACAGACATGTTCAATGGTGTGGTAATTCCTTTAGGTTGTGCAACACCTACACCTACTCCGACACCAACCTCAACTACTGGAGGTGTTACTCCAACAAATACACCAACAAACACTGAAACTCCAACCCAAACACCAACTCAGACTCAGACTCCGACAAACACACCAACACCTTCATCAACTCCTGCTGTTACACCAACTCAAACACCAACAAATACACCAACTGTGACACAAACTCCAAGTGTTACACCAACTCAAACACCAACTACAACGCCAACATTAAGTCCAGGAGCTAGTCCATTACCAACAAGTTCACCAACACCAACAAATACTGAAACTCCAACACAAACTCCAACTAATACTGCAACATTAACGCCAACAAATACTGCGTCTGAAACACCTACGCAAACTCCAACAACAACTGAAACTCCGACACAAACTCCGAGTGTTACACCTACTTTAACTCCAACACAAACCATAACACAAACACCAAGTGAAAGTGCGACTCCAACACAAACTCCTACTAATACAATAACTCCAAGTGAGACTCCAACACAGACTCCAACTACAACTCCAACATTAAGTCCTGGTGCAACTCCAGCGGTAACTCCAACTTCAACTGCAACACCAACAGTAACACCTTCAATAACACCGTCTGAAACACCAACAAATACTCCAACAAATACTGAAACCCAAACACCAACTCCAACAACAACTGAAACTACAACACCAACAAATACTGCGTCTCAAACTCCAACTCAAACTCCGACTCAAACCGAAACTCCAACTCAGACACCTTCAGTTACTCCAACATTAACGCCAACAAATACAATAACACAAACTGCAACACCAACAACAACAACAACGTTAACAGCAACAGAAACCGCAACGCCTACTCAAACACCAACCCAAACAACTACAACAACATTAACTGCAACAGAAACTCCAACACCTACTCAAACACCAACCCAAACACCTGGTTCTTGGAGTGTAGTTAGTTATAATACAAGATTTTCTGAAACATCACTTTCAGACGCTTGTTCATCAATTCCATCGTACACGGCATATGCATTCTCTTCACTTCCATATAATAATTGGATTTTTAGTGGTACAAGTTTCTCAGATGTTTTCCCATCTGGTTACTTAATTCTTCCTAGCAACAGCGGATGGCAACTTATTAATGGTGTGATTTCAGGTTCTGTTGTATGTCCGACACCTACAACAACTCCAACTGAAACTCAAACTCCAACACCTACAACTACAACAACATTGACGGCAACTGAAACCGCAACACCTACTCAAACACCAAGTCAGTCTCAGACAATGACTCCGACTCAGACAATGACTCCAACACCTACATTGACACCAACTCAGACTCAAACAATGACTCCAAGTCAAACTGAGACACCTACACCTTCAGTAACTGCAACGTTAACTCAAACACAAACGGCAAGTGCAACGCCAACACAAACAACTTCACCAACAGCAAGTCAACCAGCATTACAAGCTTACTTGTTCATTGATAGAAACGATGTTACAATAAGAACTGCATTGAACAACTATATGGCGGCTCAAGGAAGTGCGTTTAGAGGATTCAATCTTACTTCACCTAGCACCGCATCACAAGTAACATTCACGGCTCAAATGAATGCTTATATTTCTTATAGTGGGTGGGGTGTATCTGAACCTGCAATTCTAACTGCACCAATATCAACAACAAGTGGAGGAAACGATGCACAAGGTAATGCAATTACGGCATACAAATTCCAAACAATTGTAGTTTCAAATACAACAGTTCCATCAGGGGAAGTTGCTTGGTATACTTGGATGGTTGCAACAGGTTCAACAAACGGACAAAAGTATTCAACAATTAAAAACGGAAATGCAAATCCACCAGCAACTGACACAGGGGTGAATTCATCTTATTACAATTTTATTGTTAATTATACAGGTTCAACAAACATACCTGCAGGGGTGTATAGAGTTTATACAACTAAACCAGGTGCAGGATTAAACATTACCAACTCAGGAAATAATTGGTATTTCCAAGGAGGAACATTAATAGCTTAAAATAAAGATATTTATAAAATAAAAAACACGAATTATGCCGTTTCAATATAAAAACCCCATTTCATCAACCACATTACAAGCGCCAGATTCTGTCCTTAGAACAGCTGATATAGGTACCAATTTTAGTGTACTTGGAATTGGTGGTTACATGGAAGTATATTATTTATCCAATTTAGATTGGGTAATTCCTGCTGACGTATTATTATATGGAGGTCCTGTATTATATTCAGGAAACTCAATTCCAATTAGTTTCACCTATAATGAACCATATGCGATAAGTAATACCTTAACTATTAATAATGATGCGATATCTTCTGGTCGTAGAAGATTAGGTATGCAGGTATATGTTCATGAGACAGATACTGTTTATCAATACACAATTTCAGGATATACCGCTTTATGGAATGCTGCTGAGGCAGAGGGTTCTATTGTTGATTTAGGTGCGGCATATGAGGTTTATAATCTTGATGGGAATGGTGACCCATATCCTGCGGGAACTGCATTCATTAATGCTTGGACTGGCTCAACAATTGAAGGTGTTAGTGGTTATACAGCACAAAATGCTAGATGGAAAATATTTTATGGCACTGACTGGCAAATTACAGGAGGAACTTATTTTTCTGCAACAACAACTTTAGATTTATTCAATAATACAGGAGGTACGTTATCTATAACAGGATTTACAGGAACTGTAACTGGCGGAACATATGATAGCGGTTCTTCAACTTTAACTTTAAATAATAGTGATGGTACTGCGGTATCAATTACAGGTATAACTTCAGGTTCAGGCTCAGCTTTATCTGTTGGAGACGGTGGAACACCAGTTACTAATGTTTCAGGAATTACATTTAGTGGAGCATCAGTTATAGATGATGGTGGTGGAAATATTACGGTAACAATAACAGGAAATACAGGTTCATCAGGAACTTCAGGAACTAGCGGTACAGATGGAACTTCAGGTACAGACGGAACTTCAGGAACTAGCGGTACAGATGGCACATCAGGTACTTCAGGTACAGATGGCACATCAGGTACTTCAGGAACAAGTGGAACAGACGGAACTTCAGGAACTAGCGGAACAGATGGCACATCAGGTACTTCAGGTACAGACGGAACTTCAGGAACTAGCGGAACAGATGGCACATCAGGTACTTCAGGTACAGATGGAACTTCAGGAACTAGCGGTACAGATGGCACATCAGGTACTTCAGGAACAAGTGGAACAGACGGAACTTCAGGAACTAGCGGAACAGATGGCACATCAGGTACTTCAGGTACAGATGGAACTTCAGGAACTAGCGGTACAGAAGGAAC